ATGGCCGAGAAGCCCGTCCGTCGCTACCAGCAGGTCGCCAACGACCTCCGCGAGAAGATCCTCAACGGCAGCTACCCCGTAGGCCAGCCCCTTCCCCACAGTCGAGACCTGCTGCGCTCCTACGGTCTCGGCTCCGACAACGTCCTCCGAGAGGCGTACAAGATTCTCAAAGCGGAAGGGCTGATCCGCCGCAACGCCGCAGTCGGCATGATCGTCCAAGACCCCAGCCCCGTCGTCGTGGACCTGGTGCTGCACAACCCCACCGGCCACGGCCCCCTCCCCTGGCCTGAGTGCTGCAAGCTCGCCGGACTCGACGGACGCATGGTGACCGACTCCGTCACCCCCGGCCACGCCAACCAGGACGTGGCTGCGCTCCTCGGCATCGAGCCCGGCACCGACATCGTCACCCGGGCCCGGACCGCGTTCGCCGGCGACGTCCCGGTTCGGCTGGACGAAGCCATCTACCCCCGGCAGGTCGTCGAGGGCACGCCGATCGCGACCGAGCGTGCGGTGCCGGGAGGGATCTACGCGACGCTGGCCCACGCCGGCCACGCCCCCGCAGTGGTCGCGCGCCGGACGGTGCGGGCCCGGCTCGCGACTGGTGATGAGCCCTCACGGCTCAGGCTGGCCACGGGCTCGTGGGTGCTGGCCGCCGACCAGGTCATCGTGGATGAGTGCGGCCGAGCGGTCGAGCTGCTGCGTATTGTCGCCAATCCGGCCCGTGTACGGTTCACCGACGAGCGCATGGCACTGTGATCCTCTCCTTAGTGAGCGGACATCCGAATTTGAGTTTTCGGACCTTTCAGATGGCTACATTCAAGACGCACGGATCGGTCGCCTACCACTTCTACCCACCTTGACAGGTAGCGATACGATGCGATCGCACGATTACAGAAGTATGAGCGAAGCGCATGAGGCAGCCCAGGGCGCCCGACAGAGATCTTCGTCAGCAGGTGTCCAACCTCGTAGCATCCGGAACTCCGATGAATTTTTCGAAGCGTTTCGGAATCTCCGCAATTCCAGTGGCCTCTCAACGGACGATCTCGCCAGGGCGGCAAATGTCGGTAGAACGGATGTAAATGCGCTTACAAGTGGCCAGTATCTTCCTGCTCCGTTCGTCGTTCGAAATCTCCTCCTGGCGCTTCATCTTTCTCAAGATGCAATCACTGACTGGATGAAAGCGCTCGATCGGGTCCGTCAAGGACACAAGCCGACCGCATCTGGTACAGCCCAGGCTCAAGAGGCCGCCCGCCGCGATCTCTCGCGTGTTGAGAATGAGCTCATCGTCGCAGACGAGTTGACGCTGCCAGCGCTGTGGAAGGTCACTCATGCACGACTGGACTATTACCACGAGATCGCTACCGGACAGGCCCGTCAGTCGTTTCGCAATGCGCAGATTGCCATGACGGTTGGGTTTCTTCTTCTGGTCGTCTTCGCAATCTTAGCGCTCGCTGCCCAAACCTCAACGGGGGCCGTCGTCACCGGTGCGCTGGGCGCAACAGCGGCGGCGTTTGCTGCCTTCATCGGTCGGACCTTCGTCCGCTCACAGGAGAGCGCTGCGGCACATCTGCGTTCCTATTTCGACCAGCCGTTGGAGTTCTCGCGCTATCTGGCGGCCGAGCGTCTCCTTAATGGCATTGAGCGATTGGAGCCCAACCAGCAGGCCACCATCACCACGGAGGTACTGCGCGGCATGTTGTCCGCTAGGAGACCGGACGACACGGATTTACCCCGCGGCACGGCGAGTGAGTGACAAAATTTGCGCAGAGCGGCACAGGCTCCAAAGTTCAGCTGAGCCCCTTGGCCAGCGGGCGTCCGCCCCACAGCATCTTGACCGTCCTGGCTGGCAATGGTGGAGAATCATCCATTTCTGCGGGTGAAGTGGAACGAACGTCAGGCGGGGTCGGATCGGTGTGACGGTCGTACCTGAAGGCCAGTCGATCTGGCAATAGAGCCCGAGCCACACACTGACCTCGTGAAACACGAACGAGCCCCGTCCACCTCCCATAGGAGGTGGACGGGGCTTCGACCTGCCGACTGAAGAACTTATGGCAGCTTCTCCTCCACGACGACCACGTGCGCAACCGGCCCGGCCTTCGGGCTGACCTGGCCGCGCAAGGCCAGGCCAAGCACCGCGGACAGCAGCAGGATGAACGCCGCCGTCTGCGCGGGGGTGAGCACCAGCCAGAAATGGGAGACGCCGGTGAGGACCGTGGACACGGCGCCCGTCAGCGCCGAGATCACCCACGGCCGGGTCTGCCACGCCACGATGAGCGTGAGCACACCCGACCCGATGGTGGACACGTAGCCCGCGGCCTCCTCGGTGAGGCCGAGCTGCGGGATGGTGACGAGGAACGCGAGCAGCGCGTTGAGGATGTACGCGATCGCCGCGGGCTCCTGACCCAGGATGGTGAGCTTCTTCGCAGTGGAGCTGACCATGCAGGTCTCCAATCTGTTGGCGTTCACGCCAACGAGAGGGGTTAAGGGGTGACGCAGGCGAGCGTGGCGGTGTCGGCCTTCCAGGTGCACTTCCAGGGGCCGTTGCCGGTGAACGTCATGGTGAAGGGGGCGCCGTCGAAGCTGCGCCCGTCCTTGCCGTCCTTGCCGGGGGCGCCGGTGTCGCCCTTCGGTCCGGCCGGGCCGGTGTCGCCCTTGGGGCCCTTGGCCGCAGTGGTGGGGAGCTGCACGCGGGTCTCGCCGGACTTGCACTTGCCCCACTGCGACTTGGCGATGTTCTTCGGCTCCAGCAGGCGGAGCGCGCCGCCGGTCTGCTTGGCGCAGAAGCCGAGGGCCTTCGGCTCGGCCGCCGCCAGCGCGACGGCTCCGCCGAGCCCGGCCGCGAGCAGCACGGCGACGAGGGCGGCGAGCACGGTGGACACGAACCTGAGCATGATCACTCCTCGCGGTGTTAGGACACGCGGACGAGCGCGGGCCACGTCTTCGGCCCAACCACGCCGTCCACCTTGAGACCGGCGTGGCGCTGGAAGGAGCGAACCGCGTCCTCCAGCGCGGCGCCGAACACGGTGTCGTCCACGCCGCCGCCCACGCCGAAGCCGCGGGCGTGCAGCAGGTAAAAGACCGTCTTGACGTCCCACCGGGCCGGGTCGTTGGGGTCCTTGCCGTCGCCGCGCCGCAGCGTGGGCAGTTCCTTCATCATCGTCTCCGTCCAGGTGAGTGCCGGAGCGGCGGGAGGCTTCGGCGTGGCCGGCTCGGGCAGGTAGGCGGGGTAGCCGAACCCGGCCACGTTCGCCAGCGAGCGCACTCGGCGCATGACGCGGTTCTCGGTGTTGCCCTCAATCGTCACGATGGTCCGGCCACCGTCGCGGACGGCCTCGACGATGCCGACGTGGTCGATCGCCTTGATGTCGCGGGTGCCGCCCCAGTCGAAGAACACGATCGCGCCGCGCCGGGGTGTGTGCCCCCACTGGCCTCGGTCCTTGAACCAGGCGGCGTGAGACGGCGTGTAGGCGTGATCCCCGACGACGGCGATGAGCCCGGCCTGCGCGGCACACCAGGCCAGGAACATGTCGCACCAAGCGGCCACCGCCCAGGCGGCCGACTTGTCGTGCCGCTTCGCCCACCAGGAGCCGTACTTCGTCCACCCGGTCGGCGACTCGGTCTCCCCGAGCTGGGAGCGCACGACGGCCAGGAGCCGATCGGCGGGCTTCGCTGACGTCTTGGCTATCATGAGCGCTCCGGCGGCCAGTGCCACGCGCCGGGTCCGTCGCCGGGCGGCACGTTGAACTCCCAGAACGAGCCGCGCGCCCCAGGAGTGAACACCAGCAGATGAACATGCTCGGGGCTGTCGAGCGCGGGGACCGTCCCCGACCGCACTCCGGCGGGGTCGAGAGTGTGCACGTCGGCTACCACGACTGCCGCTCGGACAGCCTGGAGACCATGTTGGCCGCGATAGCGGACGATGTCGCAGGTCATGGGCAGCCGGTCAACCGTCATGCGTGGTCACCTCCTCCTCGTCGTCGATGGTGCTGCCGGGGTCCTGGGGCAGCCCGTCCTGGCTGGGGTCGAGCACGGTCGTGCTCGCGTCGGCGAACGGCGGCATCGGGAGTGGATCCTGGCCGTCGAGGACATCGATCGGCTCGGGCGAGGGCTGGGGCATGGTGATCTCCTTGAGGGCGAGCCAGTCGGCGACAGTCATCTTCAGCTCGTCGTGGCTGACGCGGATGGGAAGGACGGCGGGCACGAGGAGCACGCCGTCGCGGGTGGGCAGCACCAGCAAGGCCACTGGCACCTTTCTGGTTGCGGCCGGACAGGGATACTCGGGTTATGGCGAACAACAGCAGCGGTAAGAGCGCACGTAGCGCCAAGGGCCCGTCCGCGAAGGAGAAGGCCAGCGCGATGCGGAGCGCGTCACGTCACCCTGACGGCGCCCTGGCCACGTCAGGCGCGGCACGACGCATCCAGGCTGCGCACGACCGTAACCAGGCACGGAAGTAGTTCAGCCTCGCGTCAATGCGATCAGCGCGATCACCGCGCTGGCCACGGTGACGAGCACGCCCACGACGGCGATGATCTGCCGGGTGCGGTCAGCGAGCTGGGATCGTGTCACGGCCTCCCGTTCGATGTTGTCCAGGCGGGCCTCCAGCGCTGCATGGCGAACGTCAGCGGTCATGCGGTCCTGCTCGACGCGCTGGGCGAGCTTGGCGTGCTGGTCGTTGACCTGCTCCAGCTCCTGCCGTACCAGCGCGATCTGGCCGTTGACTTGAGCGAACCCCACCTCGACCAGACGACGCAGCGTCTCCAGGGACAGAGCGAGGCTGGTCGTGTCGTCACTGGTCAAGCGGTACCGCCCGCCCGGGGCTGCGTCCCCACGAACGTGGCCGGAGGCTTGAGCTGGAACGTCGGCTGCGGGAGCTGGTCGCCGCGTTCCGCACGCAACCACTCGGTGGCCATGCGCCGCGACTCCACCCGGACAGGGTCGAGCCGGACTAGGGACAGGATCGGCTCCAGCGGATCCGGCGGCGCGACCCGGGCCGAGCCGACGTAGGCGAGCGCTTCGGCCCGCAGCGCCCGCGGCGCCGGCTTCAGGCGGACCCGGTGCTCTTTGACGAGCCTGATCCGCTCCACGTAGGCCGCGCGCCGCTCGTGCTCGGGGACGCCGGGGGTCCAGCAGGTCGGCAGGCCGCGCGTGGCTTCCAGGACCTTCACCGCGCCGGGGTCCGTACGAGTCAGCATGTCGTTGCGGTCGGGGATGTACGGCTCGTGCATGGCGATGTCGAGCAGCGTCGGGACATCGTCCGGGTCGAGCCCGTACAGGGCGCATCGCCATTCCAGCAGCGTGTGCGGGAGCGCGTGGTGGATCTCTACCGCGTTCGCGGGGGCGTACTGGTAGACGCACCACAGCGGTTCGGCCCCGTCCGTGTGCGGCGCGACCGGTGTCCCGGTGTCTCGGAGCGGAGTGTGCGTGTAGGACAGCTCGGCGTCCCACACCTGCACCAGCTCGGCAGGCATGATGAGTCCCCTCGTGCAGGATGGGCAAGGGTGGGCAGGTCAGTGGCGGTGCGACCACCAGTAGATGGCGAACCCGTCCGGGAACGAACTGGAGATCCGGAACCCGGTCTGGAGCGACTCGGTCTCGTACCACGACCCTGAGGGCGTGTGCGAGGTCGGGCTGGACAGACCTCGCCGCAGCACGCAGACCGGCCCCATGTTGCCGTTCATCTCCGTCCCGTACGACAGGAAGCGGATGTTGGCGCCGGACCCGGCCGAGGCGAACACGATGGAGCCAGCGAGGATGCCCGCGGTGGAGCCGAGGTTCGTGAAGTCCCACCACTTGCCGACGTGGCGGGTCCGGCCGCTGGAGTCGAACCAGAAGTACTGCTCGTCGGACGCGTTGTGCATGTAGCCGTAGCTGGCGTACGACTCGGCCACCTCCATCAACCCGCCGTTGTCGCCGGTGAGCGACGCGTCACGAACCTGCATCTGCATGTACCCGGCCGCGATGGTCGTCTGGCTGGCGGCGGTGACGGAGCTGTTGGTGCCGGAGGTGACCTCGAACGTGGCCTCGCCTGCGAACCGGTCGTCCCGCGTCCTCAAGCGGGTGAAGTTGGTACCGGCCCCTGCCGGGATGAACCTGATCTCCGGGTAGGTGCTCCCGGGTGGCGCGAACTCCAGCCGCCGGCCCGTGGCGGCGGTGCGGATGAACGCCCCCGTGATGGTCTTGCCGTCGATCGCCGTGGCCGTGAGCTTGGCCGCGTCCACCGATCCGGCCGCCAGCTTGTCGAGCGTGACCGCGTTGGCCTTCAGATGCGGGGTCTCAATCGCGAGTGCCTGGATCAGCTCGCCGGTGATGGTGTTGGCGATGAGCGCGTCGGCCGCGTTCACGGTGCCGTCGATGATGTTCGCCCCGTCGAGAATCTTCCCGATCAGGTCGCCGTTGACCAGCGGCTGCGTGGCAATCGAGGCGGCGGCCGAAGGAGCGGACTCGTTGCCGCGCCGATCGAGCGCCGTCAGCCGGAACCAGCGCAGCTCATTATACGGCTGGTCGGCGACCAGCCCCTGCCCGGCCGCGCGCAGGTGATCCACCACCTCGTACGGGCCGGCCTCGTCGGCGGCCATATGCACGCGCACGAGCTCGAAATCGGACGGCATCGCCGCGCCCGTGAAAGACAGGCCGTCCCAGGCCACCTCGATCACGCCCAACCTGGTGGACAGGACCGGCATCGAGGGGACCGGCGGCGGGGTCACGTCGTCGGGGATGAGCACCACGAACACCGCCGAGAACTCCCCCGGCGTACCCTGCGCGACCGCGCGCACCTTGAACCCGTACGTCTCGTCCACGACCAGCGGCGAGTACGTCGCCGTGGTGTCGTCCGAGGAGGCGATGAGCCGCCACACCTGACCTGCCTCGTTGACGCGGGCGTACAGCTCGTACCGGTCCGGGTCAATGACCACCCCGGCGGTGTCGGCGGTGACCGGCGACCAAGTCGCGGTCACCTGACCGCGCGCGAACCCGTACTCGTCCACGTACGCGGCCGGAGTCACGACCAGCCCCTGCGGCGGCGCGGCAACCCGCCCGCCCGGCAGCTCCGGCGCGGGCTCCCCTCCGGTGCCGCCGGATGAGACGCCACCGGCGAGGATCCCGGCCGCCTGACGGGCGAGCCGGATCTCACGTTCGATGAACCGGTCGTTGAGCACGAGGTTGCCGCTGAGCGCGCCGTCCGCCGCGCAGGACACGGTGATCTGCCGGACTCGGAGCGGCTCCATCGCGCCGGTCTCCCCCGGCGCGAGCACTACGTCTCCCGGCCGGTAGTGCGCCAGCGGCAGCCATCGCGCCGCGCCGACGCGGATGCCGCGGGTGAGCTGGGTGCGCTCGCGCCCGGCGCGCTGCAAGGCGTTGTCCCCGAGGAGGATGGCCGTGCCCTGGTCGGTGACGCCGCCCTGCGACTGCGGCGCCTCCCAGCGTCCCCACGGTGCGGGCGCGGACGGGTTGGTCCGCTCGACGGTCAGCCCGGCGTCGCCACGCACGAGGATCGCGGTCGCCAGATCCTCGAGAGTCGCCGTGGCGGGGGCGTCGTCGATGTCGCGGCCGAGCCGCAGATCGACGGGGGCGGGGCCGCTGGCCAGGTCCTCAGCCAGGACGGTGCCCTCGTTGTAGACGCGCAGCGTCCGGCCGGCCATGGTCCAGTCACACACACCCTGCTCGGACAGGTTGAGCAGGAGGGTGAGCAGGTCGGTGCCGGGCTCGATCTGGAGCGTCAGCGTCTTGTTCCACGGCTGACCGGCGGAGTCGTGCGTGGTGGAGAAGCTGACCGCGAGGCCGGGCAGCGCACCGCGCGCCTGGCCCTCGTCGATGAAGGTCCGCAGGATCGCCCCCGCGCTGACCGCGCTGAACGGGCGTTTGCCGTCCGCCATCACCAGCCCGGCGTACAGGACGAGCTTGCGCAACATCCAGCTGTAGCCGGGGCAGTCGTAGGTGCGGGCACCGGTGGCGTCGGTGGCGTTGCTGCCGCGCTTGATCCGCAGGAAGCGGGCGTCGTTCGGCTCAAGCCAGGGGCTGCCGCCGACCGACACCTCCACGGCGAGCTCCACCGGCTGCGCCAGCCACCCGGAGCCCGCGCCGGCCGCCGAGTACGTCATCTTCAAGGACGGTACGTCGTTGAGTGGGAGCCCGGCCTCGAACCCGAGGTGGTGCGGCAGCGTCCCGAGCCTGCCGCCGTTGGGCACGTAGGCGGCCAGGCGCAGCGCATACGGCTCCGGCAGTCCGCGCGTGATGACCTGCACGAATCCTCCAGAAAGGGCGTCACGATCGTCCGCCTGCGGTAACGGTTGCAGCACTCGAAGCACCCACCACGCGAAGCACGGGTGCAATGAGGCCATGTCAGCTAGACACTTGCGGCCGCCCGCCCGGCAGGTCATTGCAGCAGCGACCACAGCGAAGGCACGTCGGATGGCCAGAGCTGAAGCCGAGCCTCTGCCAGCCTCCGTTCCGGCCGAGATACCTGCTCGACGACGGCTCCGGCGCTTACTGTGGCTGGCTCCGCTTCTGCTGGGAATCGCCGGAGCCTCCGTCGCCGCGGCCATCGCGACCATCCCAGAGTGGGGACGCTGGACCCTGGCCGGTACCGCACTAGCCGGAATCTCCGTCCTCGCCATCGCCGTACTCGTCGGACCCGCCGCACGCCGCCTGGCCGGCGAACGCCACCCGCTGACGCCGACCGAGCGTCAGCAGATGACCGCCACCGAACGCGTCGAAGCTGTCAACGCAGCCCGCCACACCCTGATTCAGGCTGCCACCGGCTTGGTCGTCATCGGCGGTGTCGTCTTCACAGCACAGGGCCTGTGGTACACGGCGCAGTCCCTAGACGCTTCCCGGCAGGCTCAGCGGACAGCGGAACAGGGGCTGATTACCGATCGGTACACCAAGGCGGTCGAACAACTCGGCTCCACTACGCTGGACGTCCGTCTCGGGGGCCTGTACGCGTTGGAGCGGCTCGCGCAAGACTCCCCGCGCGATCATGGGACCGTTTACGACGTGCTGACCGCGTTTGTTCGCGAGCACGATCCGAAACCCAGCGTCAAAGCGAAGGATCTCCCTGACAAGCCAGCCACTGATGTCCAGGCGGCGTTGACCGTCATCAGCCGTCGAGACGGTACCCGAGCTGTACGTAGGCCTAATCTTGCCGAGATCCGGACTCCTGGGGCTGCTCTACGCGGTGCGAACCTGCGCGATGCGACTCTGAACCTCGCGGACCTGACCGGCGCGGACCTGACCGGCGCGGCCCTGCACCACGCGACTCTGATCGAGGCGACTCTGATCGATGCGGTCCTGACCGATGCGGTCCTGACCGATGCGGTCCTGACCGGCGCGGACCTGCACCACGCGGGTCTGAGCGCATCTGACCTGACCCGTGCGGATCTGAGCAGTGTGGACCTGCGCGGCGCGGACCTGAACCTCGCGGACCTGATCGGCACGAACCTGACTCTCGCGAACCTGACCGGCACGAACCTAACCCGCGCGAAATTCACCGAAGCGACCCTACGCGTCACGAACCTGAGCGGTGCGGACCTGCGCGGCGCGGACCTGATCGGCGCCAACTTGAGCGGTGCGAACCTGACCGAGGCGGACCTGCGCGGCGCGTACCTGGGCGAAGTAGTTGGAGTCACGGAGGACGAAATAAGAAAGGTAGCTCTAGTCGATGAAACTACGTTCTTCGTCTGATCACCCTGGGGCTATGGTCTGATCGACATGCCTGCGATGCGGCGGCGTAACCGGATCTCCTGGTCGGCGAGCCGGTCATCGAGGACGAGGTTCCCGGACACCACGCCTCGGTCGGTGCGGGTGAGGGTGATCTGCCGGACGCGCAGCGCGACCCGCTGCCCTGCGTTGCCGGGGGCCCAGATGCGGTCGCCAGGCAGGTAGTCCCGCAGCGGTAGCCAGCGTGCGCCGTGGGCGAAGGACAGCTCGCGGGTGCGCTGGACCCGCTCGACCGCGCCGCGCACGAGCAGGGAGTCGCCCACCAGCGTGGCCGCGGTCGCCTCGGTCACGCCGACCTGGCGGACGCCGACCTCCCACCGGCCCCACGGCAGCGGCGTGCCGATGTTGACGCGCTCGGTGCGGAAGCTGCTGTCGCCGACGACGTACGCGGCACTGGCCAGGTCTTCCAGGGTGCCGACGTCAGGGGCTGTGCGGACGTCGCGGCCGGCGGCAAGCTCGACGGGCGTGGGGATGGTGGTGAGGTCGCGGAAGACGGCGGTGCCCGGCCGCCACGCGGACAGGGTGCGGGGACCGGTCATGCGGATGTCGATCAGGCCCGCCTCCACCAGCGTCAGCAGCACGGCGAGCACGTCGGTGCCGAGCGGGATGCCCAGGCCGAAGGTCTGGTTCCAGGTCAGGCCCGCGGTGTCGAGGCTGCCGGTGAACGTCCAGGCGAATCCGGCCAGGGCGCCGCGCGCCTGCGCCTCTGTCAGCAGCGAGTTCATGATGAACCCGGCCGTCGCGTTCGGCGTCGGGGAGCCGTAGACGCGCTGGCCGTTGACCGGGGCGATGGAGGCGTGCGCGTACGTGACTGCCTTGCGCAGCACCCACAGGTAGGAGGGGCAGTCGAACCGCCAGAGGCCGGAGCGGTCGAGCTGGTCGCCTTCGCGGCGGGCCAGGATGAAGCGGCCGTCGCCGTTCTCGATCCAGATCGCGCCGTCCGCTGACCACTGCACGCCGATCTCGCACGGCTGAGCGAGGAGGTGCGCGCCGACCGCGTGGGTGCTGTACGCGAACTTCAGCGAGGGGACGTCGTTGAGAGGCCAGGCGACCTGGATGAACAGAGGATGCGGAAGGATGCCCAGGCGTGCCCCGTTGGGGGTGTAAGCGACGAGGCGGAGATCATACACACAGGTCCCCCGTCCCATTATCTATATTTGACGCGACAGCGCATTGAAATGAAAAGAAATCGCGTTCGGATCTCTCGAAAAAATCGGTACCGAGTAGCTCAAATCGGGCGCAAGTGCGCAAAAAAACTTTTGGATGTGATGCTGAAATTTGCCTCGCGAACTCCCGCGCCCACTACGATTCATTGACATGGAGGGCATGCAAGTCTCACTGAGCCGGTCGGCGACTCCCTAGGGGCCGACCGACACGGACCGCGGTCACCCACAAGGCACCAAGCCGGTCCGGGAAAGAGAGATCTCTGCCGTGTTCCCCCTTCACGAGGGGCCAGATGACAACGACGAGGAGAAGCTGCTGTTGCTCTTGCAGCTGTTGCTGATCCTTCTCGACTGGTCGCTCAAATACGGAGGACTCAGCTAGCTACCACCTCGCGGTGGCACCCAGCTGAGCCTCGCGCAAGGCCCCGATCCGACGTCTGCAGGCGCTTGGGATCGGGGTCTTTGTGTTTCCCGGCGAAATTCCCGGTGTCGCCTAGGTTAGCTGAACCTTTGACGAGGTGCGGGAAGTCGAGCATTACTTTGTGCGGCTCATTCCGCCAGGAGTGTGCGAAAGACTACCATGTCGCCCTGCCCTGCGCTACCTTTTGCTCACATCCGGTTACGGTACGTGATCGCCGGGGGAAGAGGCTACTTCTAGTTATTAGATTTATCCCACCGCGTTACAGAGCATCTTCACTCCATTAGAGAAATGACCGCCGCGCCCGAAGCTCCAGCCGGGACGCGGCGGTGACGCCGGAGCCGGAGCACGAGATGAGTACCGCCCGGGAGAACGGGTCACCGAGTGCCACGGCTGGGGTGAGGTGCAGCCAGCGCGACGCGCTTCCTGGCCCGAACACGGAGACAACCCCGGTCCGATCGCTCCCGGCCGCGAGGTCCCAGGTGTCGGTCGTGACGAGCGCGGCGCGCATGGCGGCGCAATCGAGCAGCAGCCGCTCCCCCGCCGCCAGACTGTTCGAGCCCGGCGTGAGCAGGCCGAGCTTCCCTTGGGTGGCCACGTCGGTCACGGTGATCGACGAGATGGGGCCCGTGACCCGGATGACCGAGTCCACGATGGGCGCGGTCGAGCCGGCCAGGGTGGTGATGGGCTGGTCGTCGGCGTCGGCATTCCCGGCCCATGTGGTCGTGGTCTCGTCGCGCCAGTAGACGGACGGCACCTCGACGACCGCCGTGAGGCGGGCGCGGGCGGCGCCGACCCACAGCTCCGGTTCGCTCGCAGCGACGATGGTCACGTCGGCGACGCGGACGATGCCGCCCGCGGTGTAGCGGAGGCTCATGAGCCGGTGCCGCACCCCTAGCAACGCGCTGAGGGCTTCGAGGTTGGTTTCGAGCTGGGCGAAGCCGCCGTCCGCCCCGGCCGGGGTCGCGCCGGTCACCGAGAACACCAGGCTGAACGAGGTGAGCTCGTGGTCCAGGCCCGTGATCGGCAGCTCCCCCGCGCGGCCGGGCACGGTGACCCGCACCGCACGTGCGCCAGGGAGCGGACGCCGCTGGGTGCCCTTCTTCAGCCGCCAGCAGCCGCCGGGATGGTCGAGCGGCACGCCGTCCAGGTGGTACTGCGGCACGGTCAGATCACCCCCAGTGCGCCCGCGAGCTGGAGCCCGCGGTTGACGGACGTCGAGGTCGGTTCGGCCTGCGGGTAGTAGTTCGTCTGGTGGATCACCGTCCGTGCCGTGCCGCCGAGCCCTCCCGCCGCGCCGCCGCCGGGGACGGCGAGGCCGGGCATGGGCACGTCGGGGATGCCCGCGCCGGCGACGATCCCGGCCATGCGCTGGACGGCGGCGCGGACGAGGCCGCCGCCGCGGGTGATGCCGAGCGCGAGCCCGGCGGGGACCTGGCGGCCCATCCAGGCGAACAGCTTGCTGGGGCTGGCGATGCCGAGGAAGTCGAGGACGGGCTGCGGGAGGATGGAGCGGAGGAAGCCGACGATGCGGGATTTGATCTGGTTTCCGGCGGCGACGATGCCGTTCCAGAGCCCTTCCATGAGGGCTTTTCCGGCGTTCGTGATCGTGTCGCCGAAGCCCTTGATGGCCGACATGATCGATTGGAGGGCGCCCCGGAAGTCGCCTTGCAGCAGCTTGACCACGGCGGTGATGATCTTGATCCAGACGGGCAGTAGCGCCGTCCCGATCTGCACCAGTGGTGGGATGATCGGCTGAATGACGCCGAGGATCTTGGACAGTTCGCCGACCCACGACGTCACCAGCGGGATCATGGCCTTGACCAGGTCGAGGATCGGCGGCAGCAAGCTCTGGGCGAGCTGCAGCAACGGCGGCAAGATCATTTTCAGGGCTTGGGCCAGGAGCTGCCCGTAAGCCGCCGCGAGCGGGGCCGTGGCCGCCGCCAGCTCGGTGACCGCCTGAGACAAAACCGGAAGAATAGGCTGCAAACTGGACGAAAGGGCAGAAATCACGGGCCCGAGTACGGCCGACAGATTGGCCAGCGCGGCGCCCAGGATCTGGCCCAAGATCCCGGCGAGCTGCCCGATCACCGGCAGCAGCGGAGCCGCCGCCGTCAGCACAGCCGAGATCCCTTGACCGAGCGCAAGCAGCCCCGCCTGAAGGAGCGGATTGGCGAAGGCCGCCGAGAGCATCTGCGCCACCACGGTCAGCCCAGGACCGAGCGCCGCCAGCGCAGGCCCGAGCGCACCCACGGCGGCGGCCAGCCCCGGCCCCAGGGCGACCGCGATGGCCGCGACGTGCGGCGCCACCAGCGCCAGTGACCCGGCCAGCGCGGTGAAGATCGGGAAGAGGGCCCCTCCGACCTGCGACAGCGACTGGAAGATCGTGACGAGGATCTGCTGGCCCTGCGCGCTGTTGACGAACGCGTTCACCTGGCCGAGAAGCTGCCCGACCACGCCGAGCGCTCCGGTGCCGCCGGTCTGCATCGCGGAGAAGACCCCGCGCAAGATCCCGATCACGTCTCCGGCGATGCTGGCGAGCTGCCGGAACACGGCGACGGCGCCCTGCATCCACGCGAGCGCCTGCCCGGAGGCGGCAGCGTTCGACAGGAACTGGCCGAACCGGGCCGCCGCCGCGGCGATGCCGGGAACGAGCCCGGCCGAGAAGCCCGCGCCGACGACGGCCAGATCCCGGAAACCGGCCAGCAGCGGCACGATCGCGGGCTGGATCGCGGCGACCGCCGACCGCAGCGCACCGAAGATCGACGTGACGGCGGCCGACGTCTGCGCGGAAGCGGCGAACCGGGCCGCCTCCACCGCCGCCAGCCCCATCTGGGAGGCCGCCCCGGACATGCCGGACGTGAGCGGCCCCGACAGAGCCGACGCCACGGCGGTGATGTGGCCGGCGAGCGGCGCGAAGAACGCATCCTGCACCGACGAGCGCAAGGCGTCGATGGCGGGCTTGGCCAGCCGCAGCTCCATCGCGGCGGCGCGGGCCGCCGGTGACAGGCCTTCCAGCGCCTTGGCGAACTTGGCCGGGTCGTCGGCGAGCGCGGCCTTGAAGGCCTCCTGCACGCCGGACAGCGCGACCTGGAGTGTGATCATCGCGGCGCGGGAGAGCGCGATGGCCCCCGGCAGCGCCGCGACGATCCCGATGGCCGGGGCGAGCGCGGCGACCAGGGCGACGCCGCCCTGCGCGGCCGACGCCAGACCGGCGGCGGCCGACGCTCCGGCCACCGACAGGGCGGCGAGCCGCGTGCCCATCTGGGCGCTGCCGGACGCGATGGATCCGGCGTGGGAGGCGAACTCCTTCGCCTTCGACTTGAAGAAGTTGAGGGCGCGGCCGAGCGCGTTGGTGAGGTGGTCGCGGAGCCGCAGCCTGGCGAACAGTTCGCCGACGTTCACGACGGCCACCGCCCTTCACGATCGACAGCAGGTCGTGGCGGTGGCTCGCTGGCGGTACCGCCAACGAGAGAAGAGAGGGAGTGGTTAGCGGCGGCGGCCGGGCCGCTCGTCGCCAGGGTCGAGCGCGCGGGCGAGGCGCGAGTCACACACGAGGAGCCCGGCGATCCGGGTGCGGAGCCATCGCCACGACCGGCCGCGCAGCATGGCGGACCGGTCGAGGTCGATCCCGTACTCGGAGTGGAGGTCGGCTTCGATCAGCTCCCACCGCGTCAGCAGGTCCACCCAGGACACGGCGGGCCCGCCGGTCAGTCCGAGCCCGTCGTCCGGGTCGTACCACTCCGCGAGCCCCGTGATCGGGTCGATCGGGCCTGCGCCGCCGCCGCCCGGCGAGTCCTCCGATTCGGGGCCGCCGCTTCCCCCGCGCCGGCGTCCCAGTGCTTGACGGCGGCGTCCACCCCTGCCGCGACCCAGATGAGCACCGTCTCCCCGACGTGCTGGATGACCGGCCAGTCCAGCCCGTCAGAGAACATCTCGTCCCAGACCGGGCCGAGCAGCCGCTGGTAGAGGTCGGTGTCCTTGCTTTCGTTGGTGATCACGGACTCGGCGAGGGCGCTCAGCCCTTCGGAGTCCACCTCGTGTCCGGCCTCGGCGGCGATCCCGGCATGCATGAGCCGCTGCACCAGCAGGCCCACCTCGGCGTCCGGCGGCGGAACGACGTACGTCTTGGCGCCGATGGGCAGCGGCAGGGTGGGATTGAAGAACTCGTCCAGGTTCCGGAACTGGGCCATCATGCCGCCAGCGGGTTGTCGATCTCGACGTCCTCGCCGGAGCCGAGCAGGGTAAAGGAGAACGGTTCGAGGTCGGTCTTTTCGCCGCCCATCTTGAACTCATTGACCTGGCACAGCCCCTGGTACGCCTCGTCGGAACCGTCGCGCCGGTACCAGCGGACCTCGATGAACGCGCCCAGGCCGACCTTGCGGGCCGCCTGGCGGATGTACTCCTGCCCGGCGTCGGGGGTGAACACCTGCGTGTTCTGCCGCTTCCTGCGCCCCTCGGCCTCGATCTTCCACTTCCTCTCGGTCACCACGTCGGAGCCGTAGCCCGTCTCGTCGTCGAAGTCGCCGTCGTCCTCGACGTTGTCGTCAGTGGACTTCTCGAACTTGGACAGCCCCCGCACGATCACCCACGCGGGGGTGGCCGCGCCCGGCCCGGCGGTGTTGACGTCCATGCGCCAGTGCTTGGCGAGCATGCTCACCAGAGCCATGATCGTTACTCCGTTCGTGCGAAAAGGTGGAGGAAGAGAGCGGGGGCTATTCGTCGTCCCGCTGGACGGTGGGCCAGTGCACCATCAGCTCGTAGGAGTCGGCGCGCTCCCACCGGCCGGAGGAGTCACGCGACGGCGGCGCCACCACCGTCCGCCGAGCGAGCAGCACCAGCACTCCGGACGGTAGCCGCGTCTCGGTCAGGCCGTGCAGCACCGAGAAGACCGCATCAGCGTAGTCACCAACGTCACGCGGGTCGCCCTTGGCCCGCATCCGGAATTGCACGAGGACGATCGAATCCCCGCCCTCCAGGTCGTCACCGGCGGTGCCGTACACCGCCAGTGAGATCGCCGTGTCCGGGGTGGAGGGCAGGCCGCCGATCGTGAGCGCGAGCTGGTCCGCCAGGTACTTGCCGATGGGCGACCAGACGCCCACACCCCGAGCAGCGAGCAACTCGGCCAGCCCGTTCAGCAGAGCACGGGAGAACTGACCAGGCAGGGGCGTCGTCATGAACGCAGCGCCCGCCGAATCTGTGTAGCGACGATGCGCCTGACCGTGGCCATCTCCTCGTAGAGCGTGAGCTCCAACCACTTGGGTTCGCCCCTGAGCGGATGGTCCCAGTCCAACTCCTCGTGCTGCGCCACCGCGTACGGGGTGTCGTAGCCGATCATCCCCTCCAGCTTGCCGTTGTCTACGGCGATCGATCCGGGCCGGCTCGTGGGGTCACCAGAGCGCTCCAGGTCGCCGGACTGATATGGCACACGCGGGGACGCGGTCGTCAAGACGTGCTCGCATGCCAGGTACAGGCCCTTGGCTGCCGCACGTCCTATCTCACCGGCCAGTTGCTCGGGGGTGACGTGCAGGTCCAGCCGCACGTCCACCTCGATCACGCGCTCGCTCATCGGCACACCACCTCTGTGTGATCCGGTGTCGGGAGTCCGCCGCCGTCGCGGTTCTTGGAGGCGATGACCGTGGTTGTCCGCCCGCCGACCGTGACCCGGCTCCCCGCCGGGTAGTACGCGCCGGCCCGCAGGAAGATCGTCATATCGGACACGACCTCCGACCCTTCGGCGTTGCGGACCAGTCGCCGCTCGTCGTCCACGAGGCACTTCTCTGTGACCGGGTCGCCGTAGATCGGGCCATAGGCGCCGTCGCCCTCGAACGGCTCAATGGTCGCGGTGTGCCTGAACATCCACTCAGGAATCAGCACCACTACCACGCGCCTTGATCGATCACGTAGCCCGGCAGCAGTCCTGCGGTCCGCAGGATGCTGGCTGCGTCCGGAGCATGGCGCGCCGGTCCAGCGCCGCCGCCGTTGGTCGCCTTCAGGTTGACAGAGCCGATCTTCACCTCTGAGTACGCCGACGCCACGCCGTACGGGTCGCCGACCGCGAGCGACCACGCGGCCTGCGCGCACGTCGCCCGCGTGATCGCCTCGGCCTCTGCAGGGTCGGTCGGCATCTGCGTGACCGGGTCGGTGTCGTAGAGCGCCGCCACGAGCAGTTCGTCGATTCGCTCCGACGCCCGCGCCAGCACCGCGTCGATCCCGGCTGAGGCCGGCTGCCCGGTGTAGGTCGCGTAGTCGGCCGCGGTCGCGTACACCACCACGACGGCCTCCTCAGGGCAGCTCGTACACGGCGATGGTCAGCCCGGCCGGGTCGTCGTAGTTGAGGTGCACCTTGCCGTCGCTCTGCCGGAATACGTCGCCGAGCGGCGGGATCAGCACGTCCCCGGTGGTGGCCGGGATCGTGTACGGCACGTCGGGGAGCGGCTGGCCCTCCAGCTCGCCGGGGATGACCGCGGTCACCGTGCGCGGGGTGCCGCCGGAGTTCTTCACGCGGACGAATCGCTTGGCGGACTGGCCGAACATGTGGCCGTCCGCGATGGCCGCCGTGGGCAGCGCCCCTGCCAGGCTGAGCCCGGCGCGCGGCATGGGCGTGATCGGCAGGTCAGTCCTGGCCATCGCTGCTCCCCTCCTCGTCGTCGTCGGAGTTCTCGCCGAACTCCTCGATGAGCGCGTCCTTGCGCAGCGCGCGGGCGTCGGCCTCGGCCATGCCGCGCGCCACGGCGTAGGCGATCCACGCGTCCTTCTTGGCGCCCTCCGGCGGGCGAATGCCCTGTGTGGCCGCCGCGACGACATCGACCAGCGACGGCGGTAGAGGCGACCCCGCGCCCGCGACGGCGGGTTCGGCGGGGTCGCGGGTGGCCGTCCAGTTCGGCAGCATGTCCAGGCACGCGTCCCGCTCTGGCACGTCCACGACCTGGCCGGTGTTGGCGTTGGTGTAGCGCCACATCAGGCCGCAACTCCGTGGATCAACACGGCCCTGTTCGGGTCCAACGTCTTGACGTCATAGAGCGTGTCGATGCTCACGACGTCCTGCTTTTTGGTCTGGTCGTAGCCCATGACCACCCTGAGCGCGAACCCCTTGTAGCTCTCGACGTGAGCGTTGGCCGCGCCCTGCGGCAGAACCAAGGGCCTGGTCACGAGGGCGAACGCCGTCTTATGAAACGCGACGCCGATCTCCGTGTTCGGCTGACCGGACGCCGGCGTGCCGGTCGGGCCCTTGATGTTCTGCGTCTGGTAGCCGTCGTGACCGAAGATGCGCCTGCCGAGGTTGGCCTCGCGGAGACCCTCCGTGTCGCCTCTCGTGTCGGCCTGGTGGAACAGCGGGTCGCCGAGCCACTGCGCCTCGATCTCCGGCCCCACCACCACGTTCCGATCGGTCGGCGGCACGTTCCTCTGGTTGAGCACCCGGCGCGCGTCGATGACGACGCGCGGGTTGTCCCAGGCCCACTCGTTGGTGCCGGTCACGCCGGTCACCGTGGAGCCGGCGACCCCGGTGCGCTGGACGATGTCGCTGCGCAGGGTCAGGATGTCGCGGTCGATCCGCTGCGCGATCGCCTCGACCGCGGGGGCGAGGAGCTGGGCGTTGAAGTCGATGATGTCCAAGGTCAACTCCTCGGACGTCACCGCGAAGCTGACGTCAACGAACTTGTCGAGGGTGATCGGGATCGATCCCTCCGTCGCGTTCTGGATGACGATGCCCGTGGTGCGGTTGAACTGGGTCGCCTCGAAGATCGCGGGCTTGCGGATCGTGATCGTGTCGCCGATCCGGTTGACGAACTCCTCCTCATAGTCACGGTGCACGAGCTGGCTCATGACCGTGGTTTCGTAGAGGTTCGCCAGCGCCTGCCGGGCGATGATCGACGGCGTGAGAAACGTGTTCGGCATCGGGCCTTACTCCTGAACATGCGAGCCGGTTGGCAGGACCGCCAACAAGCAGGGCTAGGACGGCTTCTGCTTGGCCGCCGCGCGGCGCTTGCGGAAGTCGTCGATGGTGGGCTCGGAGCCGCTGGGACGCCCGCCAGGCCCGCCGGCGAACTCCCCTCCGCTCCTCGGGGGCGGCCCCGCCAGGGAGCCCGCCTTGTACTTGGGGTTGTCATCGAGCGCGAGCTGGATGATGTCGCCTAGCGCCGTCACGAAGTCCTCGGCGTCAGGGTCCAGGTCGCGGATCTTCTTCACGAAGGACCGGCTGTCGAGGAGGGCGTCAGGGTCGGCGCCCATCTTCGAGCCGGCGCGGTGCACGGCCAGCTCGACCAGGGCGCGGCGGTGCCGCCCCTTCTCCTCGTCGCGCTCCTTCGCGGTGGTGTCCCGCTCACCGGTGAGCTGTTCGATCACCTGCTCGGGGGTGAGCTTGGTGTCCTGCTCGTCAGTGACCAGCCCCAGCGCCTTGCCGATCTGCGCCGCGAAGTCGGCCTGCACCTGCGCGGTGATCTCCTCCGGGGACGGGCCCTTCGCCTTGGCGGCGTCGTCTGCGGCCTTGGTCGCGTCGGCCAGCTTGGACCGGTAGTCGGCCGCTTCCTTGCGCAGGTCGCGGAACAGCTTCTGCCCCCACGACGGGAGCTGGTCCACTTTGATGGCGTCCGGGTCGATCGGCTCGTCCGGGTTAATCCATGAGGACCTGTCCGGCTGCGTGACCCCGGCCGCGGTCGTGCCGCCGCCCTGCTGGGCGCCGTCTTCCTGTGGCTGGCCTTCGCTTCCGCTCGGGGATCCGCTTCCGGCTCCCCCGCTGCCGGTGCCGTCGCCTTCGCCGTTGCCTCCCGCGATGAGACGGATGGGCCGACCGGATTTGCGGTAGCCGATGATCGCGCCAGGCGTCGTCGGCAGCTTGTGATCGGACATCGGTGCTGGCCCTCCCGGAGCCGGACATGAGAACGGGCCCGCGCCAGGCGGGCCCCGACAAGACAGGGCAGGTGATCAGCTCCGGCGTCAGGCCGGTGGCCGGTACCTGCGGTAGATGCGCAGCCACAGCACGGCGAGCGCCCGGGAGCGGGCGTCACCGGCGGCGTCGTACGGGCATTCCGTGACCGGCCGCGACCGCTGCGCGGCCCACCGCGCGGTCGTGATGGCCGCGCGCCGGTCGAGGTCGGTGAGGCTCATCGGCGCTGCTCCCTCGCTCGCTGGGCGGCTCTGCGGTCAGAGGCGCGGCCCAGCATCTGCGCCCGGAACTCCACGAGCGTCATGCGCGGGTGCTGCTCCCACCACGCGCGCAGCTCGTCGGAGGCGTACCGGTCGGCTCGTGCCTGCGGCCCGGACAGCAGCGTCCGGCCGTCTATCCCGGCTGCGCGCCCGGCGGCGTTGACGAGGATGCCGCGCGTGTACCGTTCGGCCGCGACGAACTGGATCTCCAGCCATTCGTCGTACAGCCGTCGTGCCACCTGGTCGAGGGTCTCCCCCGGCCGCCGCATCTGCTCGGCGACCTGGCGGGACTCCTGCCTTCGCATCACCTCGGGATCGAGGCCGTACACCTGCGCGTAGGCGTCCATCGGGTCGATGCCGTCGTCGATGAGGTCGGTGACGGCGCGGTCCTCTGCGGTGTCGTCGGCCCGCCACGACCACGTCGGGTTCTCCTCGCGGGCGTCGAGTTCGGCCAGCAGCCGCTCCAGCGCCACGGTGTCGCCCGCCTCCGAGAACTGCCGCACCAGGTCCAGCACCTGATCGTCGGAGGCGTTCACGAACTCCGGCGGCAGCTCGGCGACCGCCTCCCGCACCCGCTCCTCGCGTTGCTGGTCGCGTTCGGTGTCGCGCCGCTCCAGCACGCCGGTGATGCGGGCGACCGCCGCCTCGTCGTTCCCCCATCGGCCCAGCAGCGCGGCCAGGTCCTCGTCCGGCAGCCGGTCGAGGTCGCGCGGCAGCGTGTCCTGGCGCTGCCGGTCGGCGCGGGACGGGATGCCGGACGCTCTGGCATGCTCCCGGATCTGCTGGGTGAGGCGGGCGGCCCGCGCGTCGGCCTTGCGCCGCTGCCCGGCGTCCAGCGCGACCCCCGCCTGCCGCTTCGCGCTACGCAGCTCCGACTCCAGGCGGCGCATCTTCTGCGCCCCCTGGTAGGTGCCGCGATGCGGGGCCGGGCGGGGCGGACGCGTCGCGCCAGGCAGGTAGGCACCGAGCGTGTGGCCGCAGCCGGGATGGAGCAGGCCGGCGGCGCGGGCCTGCGCGACGGTGCCCTCAACCAGCACGTCCACCATGTCGTCGGAGACGGCCGACTCGACCTGGCGGAAGCCGATCGGCCCCTCCTGGGACAGGATCTTGCCCTCCCAGCGGGCGCACCGGTCGCACGTGTACGACAGCCGGGACACGATGACGAGGTCGATCCCGTTCTCGGCGAGAGTGGCCAGGTGGCCGTCCGTCGCGGCCTGCGCCATCGCGGCCCGCACCGCCGCCTCCGCGTACGCGGTCACGGACCAGACGCGGCCGGACGTGTCGGTGAACCCGGTGATCCCTCTCCTGGCCACCTTGTCCAGGGCGCGGGCCTGGGCCTGGTGGCGGGAGATCGCGCCGGTGAGCGCGAGCGCCGACACCTCGTTGACGATCTGCTGGAACAGGAACTCCGGCGACGACCGCATGCCCGGCTGAGTGGAGGCCACCAGGCGGACACCGCGGCGGGCGAGCTCGATGACGCCCTGCCCCTGCGGGATACCGCGCTGGGCGCCGAGATGTGCAAGGTCGTCCAGAGCGCGGGCGGTGCCGCGCCGCCACGCCGCGTTGACACCGGTCGTCACCAGCCGCTCCGACAGCCGTTCCAGGCGGCCGACGACGCGATGGGCCTCGCGGCGCAGCGCCCGGAGTTCGGCGAAGCGCGGGCCCGCGTACGCGGGTTCGCCCTCCCGCTTGGCCAGCGCCTCCGACACCACGCGCAGCAGTTCGCGTTCGGCCTGCCAGTACAGGGCGGCCACGGCTCGGGCGTGCTCCAGCGCAGCCTCGATCTGGGCAGCCTCCTGCGGCCCGGCCGGGAGCGCCAGCGTCGGCGTGCTCACCGGCGGCTACTCGTCGCCGGCGGCGCTGGGCACGAGCACGTCGTCGAGCCGGTCCGGGTCGGGCACGTTGAGGCCGAGTTCGTCACGCAACCGGTGCGTCTCCTCGCGCACTTGGTCGTCGTCCCACTCCGGGTGCACGGTGCGGATCTTCGTCTCCACGCTCATGGCCTGTGCCCGGTTGAACAGCTCCACGGTGCGGCCGAGAGCTTCGGGATCGGGCTGGACGCCGTCCGGCCAGTGCACCTCGACCTTGTCCGCGCTGACCTTCCGCCCGAACACCTCGCGGTCGATGGACAGCAGCACGTCCGGTGTCCATTGCAGGGTGGGATTCCAGTACCCGGTCTTCCGTCCGCGCGTGGAAAAGCTCTTACGCTCGCGTGCGTGGACCTCGGTCGCGGTGATCTGCTGCCCGGACCCGTCCGACTCGCCGAACGACTGCGCCGAGTATCCGGCGCCGCGCAGGATCTGCGCGGCGAGCGCCTTCCCGCCATCCACGTGCTCCTTCACCCGGATGGCGAACTGCGTGATCGTCAGCATGGAGTTGGCCTGGGCGCCAGGCGGCGGCAGCATGCCGAGTCCCGCGTAGATTTCCCGGTCCGGATCCCACGCCGCGCCCTGGCCGCGCCCGAGTGAGTCGAGGAAGATGTCTGGGACGATCACGCGGCCCTTCCCGATTCGGAAGTCGCGCATGAAGCTCGTCCACACCTCATCCAGGGCGTCCATCAGGTGCTCGACGCCCTGGTAGTCGGACCGGCCCAGGCTGGTGCCCCTGATCAGCCGGTGGGGGCGCATGTTCGGGATGTACGACACCAGCAGACCGCGCGGAAACCGTGAGTCGAACCCGCCATCCTCGTCCACCTCGTCGGCGTAGATCTCGGTTTCCGGGTGGTCAGCCAGCGGCACCTGGTGGCCGAGCCGATCCGGCGTGCCCAGGTACAGGCCATGCAGCACTCTGCCCTTCTCGTGGCGTTCCAGGTGCCGCCACACCTGCCGGTCGCCGTCTTCGGCGAGCACCCGCCAGAACGTGACGGCGCTCAACCTGCCGTACCTGAACTCCGGCACGGCGGCATCCGGCGGCAGCACGCTCATGACCGGGTGGTCGTACATCTCCGTATCCCACCCGGCCCGCAGGTAGGCACCACCGTACGCGGAGCCGATCTCGGCCGCTTCCAGCAGCGAACCGTAGATGCCCGCGTCGCGCATGACGCGGTCGAGGCGGGCCTGCGACTTCTTCCCGGCGATCCTCAGCGTGGGCGGCTCCGAGAACAACAAGTCCGCGCTGGTCGCGGAGATGTCCCCGGCGATCGGAACGTGCAGCTTCGTGGAGCGGACCTGCCCGAGCGGGACGGGTGCACCCCAGAACCAGCGGGCGGCGCGCTGGATCCATCCGGTGAACCCCTTGGACGGCCGGTCCCAGCCCTTGGGGTCCAGGCCGATGCCGTGCATCATCCCCGTCGAGCCGTACACGTCGGCCAACTCGTCCGGGTCGCCCGCGTACCAGGCACCCCACTCGCGGTACAGCCGCATCTCGCGCTTGAGATGCGGCGGCGGCCACTCCTGATCATTAACCGGAAGCGGCATGATCTTTCGCCCTCATTCCTTCTCGAAGGGACGCAGCGTGTAGGGCAGCACGGCAAGCGCACACAGCAGGGTGCGGCGGGACTGCAGATGCGAACCGTCGTGAGCGCCTTGGCCTGCAACGAGTCCGCACGACTCCTGTAATGCCGTCGCGGTGGGAGCGGATACCGGGGGTGGACATCTTTCGGAGAGGGGCGAAGCCATGGCGAGAGTCGTCTCAAAGTGGGCCGGTGGGGTGGCAGCAGGACTCTCGGTCCTTCTGATGCTCTTGGCCTCACCCTTCGCGCTCGATCGGCTCGCCGACGCGACGGGTGTCAACTGGGCCTTGCTCGCTGACGTCGGTGACGCCTACGGCTCCGCCGTCGCGCTGTTGACCGCGACGTCAATCTTGGTGCTGGCCGTTTCGGTGGCTTTTCAAGCGCGGGCGGCGCGGATCTCGTCGGAGACCACCGTGCGGATGCTCCATGTCGAGATGATGCGTTTCGCGATAGAAGATCCGTCCCTCATGCAGATGGAAGGCTCGATGTGGGATGGCACGGAGGAGGGGCTTGAGGAGATGCGGCGGTGGGCGTACACCAACATGCAACTCGCGCTCCTCCGGTCGTTCTACGCGCTCAAGGAGACGACGACAGAAGCACTCCGGATGCAGGCGTCCGCCAGGTTCCGGTCGCGGATGGGCCGCGAGCACTGGGAGGTCAACCGGACCTGGTTCCGGGCGAGCGAGCGTAACCATCACGATCGACGGTTCGGCGAGATCGTCGAGGAGGAGTATCAGAAGGCTGTACAGGCGGGTGAGGCGGTCGCTGAACGTTCGCGCCTGACCCGAAGTGAGCCGTCTCGGGGTCTCGTGCTGAGTGGGATGGCGGTGGTCGTCGCCGTTGGGGTCGGAGTACTGCTCGGCAGACGGCGCGGCGGCCCGGCCCGATCAGGGATCAGATGACGTCGATCAGCCCGGCAGGCAGAACCGGGAGTTGCGGCGGCGCGGTGACGCGCACCCACGCCTGCCAGGTGCCTTCCGGGCGGGAGGTGGTGCCGCCGAGACCGAACAGGATCTGCGCGGTCGCACCGCGCTCCCCGGCCGATCCGGGCTTCCATTCGGCCGCCTTCCAGTCGCCCGGCGCGGGCTCGACGCCGGGCGTAGTGAACGCGATCTCCACCTGCTCGGTACCGGTCGCGCCGCGCACGAAGAACGGCAGGTACTCGCACGACAGCGACGAGATCGACTCAGCCATCACGGCTCCTTCGTGCGCGCGGCGGACCAGGTACGGCGAGGCGGGTCGGCGCTCCAACTGCGGCGCGTCAGCGTGGCACCCCACGTGCGGTGCGGCCCTTCTGCGCCGGTGACCTCGCGGCCGAGCCGCCGGAGCGGCTGCGCCTGGTCGGCCTCCACGACGGCGGCGACGAGCCGGATCTTGCGGCGGCCGACCGGCTGCGCCTGCCCGGACTCGACGGCCTGGCCCACCGTGCGGGCCCTCGCCGGCCGGACCGTGGTGGCCGTGCTCGCGTCGAGGGCGGTCCCGAGCGTCCGCGTCTTGCGCGGCGTGATCGGCAGCGCGAGGTTCGCTTCGGTGGCGACGCTGAGGAACGTGCCGTTCGTGATGGGCTGCGCCTGGTCGCCTTCGGCGGCTGGGCCGACGAGGCGGCGGTGCGCGCCCGCTACGAGGTGCGCGGTGTTGGTCTCGTGCGCGGTCTGGAGGGTGTGGATCTTCGACGCGGTGACCGGCAGGGCGGTGGCGGCTTCGGCGGCTTGCCCGAGCGTGCGCCGCCGGATGGGCCGGATCGAGGCCGCCGTCTCCTGGGACGCGGGGTGGCCAAGCGTCCGTTGCTTGAGTCGTCCCACCGCCTGGGCCTGCTCGGTGGTGGCGGCGGCCTGCACGACGATGGCCGGGTTCGACGGGAACGCCGCGCCGAGCTTGCCCTGGTCGGAGACGGCGAAGTCGTCGGCCGTGAGCGTGTAGCCGGGCAAGTAGACGACCGCGGCCTCATCGATGAGCGTGGTGCCGACGTTGACGCCGGTGGCGCTCGCCTGCAACGTCGTGGTTGCCGCCTCGGGCGTCTGGTACACCCACAGGTTGACCTGCCCGTTCGTGGTGGTGGTGCCGACCAGCACCCGTGCCTCGATCCGCGCCCACTGGCCGGCGGTGACGGCGGCTGGGATGGAGCACAGGATGGGGTTGTTGATGTCGCGCCGGATGGCGATGGTCCCGGTTGGGCCGACCGTGAGCCGGGCCACGGCGGTGGAGGTGGCCTGCTGGTTCAGCTCGAACCACCAGTCTTCGGCCGAGGGGAGCGACGCGAACATCACGTAGGTGCGGATCCACAGCTCGCGCCCGGCGGTGACGATGTTCCGCCATTGCACCGTGTCGGGGTCGTTAAGCGACGCGGCGAGCGGCGCCCGCGTGCCGGTGGCGGCCACGTACGTGGGAGACCCGTTGGTCACCTGGAAGGCGTCGCCAGAGGTTCCGCCCGAATTCGCGACGGTGACGGACGTCCCCGCGGTGCCGCCGTTGAAGGAGTTCCTGCGCAGCACGGCCCGGCCTACAGGGGGGCAGCGCGGAAGAACCCAGTGGCGGAGATCTGTGCCACGATGTCAGTCCCATCCGGTGCGATCACGAAGTCGTGACAGGTGAGGGGGACGATCTGGGCGTCGGTCGAGGCGGCGGCGGGCTTGTAGCAGATGACGAGCTTGGACCAGCCTCCCGACGCGGCCAGCACGCTCGCCCACGTCTGGTCGGGGATGTCGAGGTCGGTGCGGTCGTTGACGTCGTCCGGAGCGACCGGGTTGAGGTCGGCCGCGACGATGCTCTTGCGGGCGTAGCCATTGCCGACCGGGACCTCGTTGGTGGTGCCCGCGACGAGGTCGGCCAGGGTGTCCTTGTCGCGCAGCACCGCGTCCGACTCCAGGCCGGACGTGGCCAGCGCCACCACGATCAGGCTGGAGCCGGCGGGGTCGCCGGTCTTGACCCGGTTGACCAGCTCGACGGCCCGGCCGAGCGCGATGTTACATGTGAAGTCGGCCACGACGGGTTCTCCCTCAGGTCACGGGGTGGTGGGGGTCCAGCGGCGCGGGCCGGGGCCTTTCGTGCTGCCCCTCAACAGCAGAGGAGGCGTGCGGCCCGCGCCGGGTGCTCGACACGCGTACGGGGAAGCCGCGCGGAGCAGACGCGCCGCCGCAGGGGAGGGTCCGACCGCCACAACCGGAACTCCCCTGGGCGGCGCGCGTCTAATAGGCAGGCACGGGTTCGAGCAGCCGCATCCACACCGCCTGCGTGGTGTGGAGGGCGTACCGGAGGGCGTCCACGGAGTGGTCGTGCTCCTTGACGGGGGCGTCCTCGCCCGCGGCGGCCTTCTTGTCGTCCCAGGCGTAGCCGACGATCTCGTCCAGCAGGTCGCGGCAGGAGGCGTGGACGCGGAGGTGGTCGGCAGCCATCAGGTTGGACACGGTCCTGATCCCGTCCAGGACGGAGTTGTCGCCCTGCTGGGGGCGGAACCCGTCGTGGTGGAGCTGGGTCACGAACGAGGCCGCGCTGGGGTCCACGATCAGCCACGCCGGTCGGACCCCGCGCGTGCCGGGGCCGTAGGTGTCGGGGATGGCGTCGAGCCAGTCGGCCAGCCGCACGCTGTACTCGGCGTCGGTGAGCTGGCGGCGCTGCTGGCGGGAGTCCCACCGCCACTCGTTGGTGACGTAGATGCGCCGCTGGCCGTGGGCGTCGGGGACGGACACGCCGACGAGCACGGCGTCGAACGGATTAGCGGTGCCGTAGTCGATGCCGAGCGCGAGCCACTTCTCCATCAGTGGCAGGCTGGTGACCATGTGGCGGTCTTCGTCCCACATGTCGAAGATCGCGCCCTCGGCCATCACCCACGCCCCGAGGACGAATCTCTTGTACCAGAGCCCGGTGTACTCCTTCTTGAGCGCGGCCACGTACGCGGCGTCCAGGGCGTGGTTGTCGTCCAACCTGAAGTGCCACGACCGCAGGTCGAGCTCGCCGGCCCGGTCGAGGAAGTCGCGCTTCAGCCAGTGGGAAGGGCTGTCGGGGTTCGTGCTCCCGAAGAGTTTCGCGCCCGGCACGCTCAACCTCGACAGGAGCATGTCCCAGAACGGCCGCTCAATCAGCGTGATCTCATCCACGTACGCGCCGACGCCGGTCATGCCGCGCAGCCGGGTCTCGGCGCGGGCGTCCGCGCATGAGATGATCTCCACCTTGCGGCCCAGGATCGTCGCCGTGGGGGCACCCCTGGTGTAGGAGATCCGCGCCGCGAGCGGCCCTGTGATCGCTGCGTCCATGAGCGGGTCGAAGATATTCCGGCTGATCGTGTCGGCGGTCTTGCCGACGACGATAAGGGATCCGCCGCGCGGCGCGTTCGCGACGAACGCCAGCCAGCGCAGCAGCGAAGCGATCGTCTTCCCGCTTCGGATAGCCCCCTGCCAGATGTTCAGGCGTGCCGTCGATTCGGCGATCGACCGTTCCTGCTTGGGCGACAGCCGCACCGCCAGCCCGAGCGCCTCGGTCATGCCTCGCCGCCGGCGTCGTCCCACAGCACTTCGCCCGTGACAACGTCGGCCTGCACGTCGGCCGAGGCGATGGCGTCAAGGTCCGGGTCGGGCACCTGGTAACGCTGCTGGAGCTGGGCCAGCATCGCGCCGAGCAGCGACGCCATGTCGTTGTCCGGGGCACCGTGGCGGTTCAGCTCGGACACGCCGGTCAGCGACGCCCGGGTCTTAATGATTTTGTGGCAGACTTCCGCCGCCTGTACCTCGCCCTTGAGCACCTTCGGCCACAGCGCGGCCAGCATCCTATCCAGCCGGGACAACTCCAGATGCAGCAGATGCTCGGCGGCGAGCCCCTCCACCTTCGCGGCCCGCTTCAGCGCGGCAGTGATGTCCCCGGACGCAGCCTGCGGGCTGTTGTACCCCAGCCGCTCAGCGATCAGCGTGGGCGAGACGCCGGCGATCCGCATCTGGAGCGCCTGGTTGCGGCGCTGGGCGAGTTCGAGCTTCCGCTTGTCGTCGGCCACCCGGGCACGCCTCCTTCTGGACGCTCGTTGTCGGTTCCGCCAACGCTCAGGGGCCGTCCACGGTCTCGGCCGGGCCGCCCATCGGCACGTGATCCACGATCTCGGGTGGGAACTGGTCCACGATCTCCACCGTGTGCGCGGTCACCCACACGCCGCGGGCGTCGATCTGCTCGGCGAACACCGCCAGCGCGGGCATCGACCAGCCGTCCCCCTCGGGCGGGGCCTGGTTCACGATGAGCGCGAACGGCTCCTCCGACACGCCGCCCAGCTCGTAGAGCGGCAGCCGCAGCACGTGGATCCGCACTACTCCCCGCCCTCGTCCTCGCCGCTCTCCTCGCCGGCGGGCGCGACGGGGGCGTAGCTGCGCTGGAACACCGACCGCGACACCTTCCAGAACGAGCCCGCACCGTCCGTCACCACGAAGTCGCCCAGGACCGCGCGCAGCATCCCCTCGGGCGTCTGCAGGTCGATGTACTCCGCCGACCGGCCGCGCAACGCGGTCTGCCCGACGATGCCCTTCAGCTTGGAGGTGTCGTTGATCCAGACGACGATGTCGTCCAGGTCGAGCCCGTTCACCTCGACCGCCTCCACGACGGTGTCGAGGGGCTCGTATCGGTGGATGTGCACAGCCATGGTCAGTTCTCCGTTCCTGCTGCCGCGCTGGGCGACGGCGGCCTGCATCGGGTGCGGTGCCAGGCGCGTTCGATGAACGCGCCGATGGTGTCGAGCGTCGGCCGACGCTCCAGCCGCTTCACTGGCTGGGGTCGGCAGCGCGACGTCGCATGCGCAGCGGGCTTGGTGACATCCGGCCGCAGGATGGCAGTGGAGTGGCCAACGCCCGGCACAGAGTAGAACGTGGCGGTCACGCAGGCGCGCTCCAGCGCGCGGTACAGCAGCCAGCTCTGGCCGTGAGGAACGAGCGTGTCCGCCTGGCCGTGCACGATGAGGATCGGCGGGTCGCCGCGAGAGACGTACGTGATCGGGTTGGCCGCGCGAGCGCGAGCCGGACAGGTCTGAATGGCGCAGCCGATGAGCTGCGACTCGGGAGAGCCCGGGTCATCATGGCAGTCCGTCACTCCCATCTGCGCGTTGAACGTCTGGCAGGCCCCCGGAAGCATCTGCGCGTTCATCGTCAGGAAGTCGGTCGGCGAGTACACATCCACCGCTGCCTGCACCGCGCTGGACACGCCGGTGACACCCACCGCTCCTTCCAGCGCAGGTACGTCGCCCGTGACCGCCACCATGGCGCTCGCCCAAGCGCCGGAGGAGTCCCCCATCATCGCGAACCGGTTCGGGTCGAGCCGGTATGTGGCCGCGTTCGCCCGGAGCCACCTGACCGCTGCCTTGGCATCATGCACCTGGGCCGGGAAGACCGCCTGCTCACTGGAGCGGACGCTGACGCCAGCGACCACGTAGCCCGCTGCGGTGAACCGCGGCGCGATCTGGGCCGCCCACTCTTTGCCATCGTCCCTACGCCAGGCGCTGCCGCCCGTCACGATCAGAACCGGTCTCAGCGCACGGTGTGCCTGGGTCGGCACGTACAGGTCGAGCAGGTGACCGCGGCTGCCCTCAGGTTGCGCGGGTGCGTAGGCGATGTCCTTGTGGACGGCTACCCCGTCCGTGGAAGCTGCGGCTGCGGGCGGCTGCGCGACCGCGCTGGCGAGGAGCGCGGCAGCGGCAACCACCAGCCCCAGCGTTCGCCGCATGCCGGTCGGCTGCTCGACGGCCATGGTCATCTCTCCGTTCTGCGAGGTTGTTGGCAGAGGACGAGGAATCTGAAGCGCGCTGGGGCGGCGGATGCGAGCATGGCGGCATGACGAACACGGACGCGGCGACCGATGTCCGACCCGTTTCGGCTGTGATGCTGGAACAATGACGGCGTGACCGACCTGCCCCGCCCCCTGAACCGCGTCTTCCCCGAAGGCATCGACCCGCTGTACCCGGTGACGATCGTCAAGACGCGCTACAGCGGCAGCTACGAGGGCGGCACCTTTGCCGCGTTCCTGACGGAGCCGTGGGACGTGCCTCAAGACGCCTTCGCGGACGACCGGGTTGCGTACGGCTGGTGGAAGGAGCACGGCGGCATGATCGGCGTCGGCGACACCCCGGACGAGGCACTGGCCAGCCTGCGGAGCAAGCTCACCTGACCGGGCGGCTCGGCCGCGCGGGCGGAACGTACTCGAATGAGACGAGCCCGAGCCGGCGCGGGTCCAGAGTGTTGGCGTGCTGGTTCCGCCGCTTGCTGCTGGTGTGGAGCTTGGTGGCGCGGCCCTGCCTCTGCCACCGCGGGCTGCGCTCCATGTAGGCGATCAACGCCGGGTGCGACGTCACATTCCGGTACCGGAACCCCTGCGCATGCAGGTGCTGGCCGATCCAGTCCTCCAGGTGCCCGCCGATCGACAGTCCTTGGAAGTCCGGCAGCACCACCAGGCGGTGACCGAGTTTGATGTCACGCACCTTCGGATGCTGGAAGTGCCTGTAGGCAGCGAAAGCTACCGGTTTGCCGTCGATGCACCCGGCGAAGCATTGCGCGGCGTTGCTGATGTCGCTGCTCAGATAGTGATGGTGGCGAAACAGGCTCCACAAGGACCGGTCGGCCGCGTGGATGTCAAGCTGGACGGCTGGCCGGGGTTGAACCGACCTCCACGCGAACGAGCCCGCCGCCAGGTCGTAGATCCAGTCCGGTTGCAGCCAGTCTGTCACGTCGTAGTGGCAGGTGACCGCGACGAGCTGCCGCCCGGCGCGGCGAACGGACTTCGCGACCGCGTGCGACGCGACCTTGGCGACCTGCCGGTCCACCACGCTGGTGAACTCGTCCACGACGAGCAGGCCCTGGTGCTCGGCGAGGGCGCGGGCCATGGACGCGCGGAACGCCTCCCCGTTGGACAGCGTCTTGTACGGCCGGAGCCACGCGGGTGGGCTCGAGAGTCCCACGGCGGTCAGCAGGCCGACGATGTCCTTGATGCCCATTCCCGGCGGGAAGTCGTCCACGAGCGCCCGATCCCCCCAGGGGTGATCCCGGACGAGCCGGCCGGGCCAAAGCTCGTTCGCGATGGTGGACTTCCCGGACCCGGACGGGCCGACGAGCAGGCCGACGTTCCACCGGCGGTCCTCGACGGGCAGGTTCACCTGCCAGGAGTTCGTCAGCTTCTCCTCCAGCGGCACGTCGAACAAGCCCTGCAACTGGAGGACGCGGGCGGTGCGGTGGACGGGGGTGGCGAGCGTGATGTCCGCGCGCACGAGCGCCTCCTCATTCCGAGTTACGATCCCATCACTGAGCGTCCGCACGGCAGGCTGTCGGGGCATCATCAGATTCATGGGCGCGGCAAGCACGAAGCGGTATTTCTGACGGTGAAACCTTCCTCGATCATCGTCGTCATGCTGGCGCCCATTGCTGTGCTGACGTTGACATGGATGCTCGGTCCGGGCGCCATATGGGTGCTGCGAAACGTTGACGGGATCACTCTCAACGATGACGTTCGGCCACCAGCATCCTTGCCACCAAACGAGCTGACCGGTAAAGACTGGGCCGCCGCCGTCTCTGCCGTACGAGGGAATGTTCTGGCGATGGCCACTGGCCTGGCCGCACTGCTGGCCGTGTTCTACACCGCCCGCAATGCTGACACGGCCCGGCGAACCTTCCGACTCAGCGAACGAGGGCTTGACGTAGACCGGTTCAGCAATGCGGTGGAGCAACTCGGCAGCGACCAAGCTCCCATCCGACTCGGCGGCCTGTATGCCCTCGAACAACTCGCGCAAGACAATCCCGAGTTACGGCAAAGGGTTGTGGACGTGATCTGCTCCTACTTGCGGATGCCATGGACACCGCAGCGCGAGGCCGACCAGCAGCAGAGGATCCGCACCGCCCAGCGAACCGCGCGCACTGGGCTTACAAGCCGTACCACGACACGAACTGGCCGAAGCACTGACGAAGAACGTCAAATTCGGCTGACCGCCCAACGCCTGCTGGCCGATCACCTACGTTGGAGCAAACGCCGCTGGTGGAAACGCTCTATCGCCGTAAACCCTCTCTTCTGGCCAGGAATCCGGCTCGACCTGACTGATGCCACCTTGCTCGACTTCGACTTCATTGGCTGCCATGCTCATCACATCGATCTCGATGGGGCTACCTTTGTCGGCGACGCCTTGTTCGTCACGGCTACCTTCACCGGACGCGCCTGGTTCGAACAGGCCAGATTCACCGGCGACGCCTGGTTCACTGGGGCGACGTTCGCCAGCAACGCGTTGTTCAACGGGACAATGTTCACCCATCATGTCTGGTTCGACGGAGCGAAGTTCACGGGCAGAGCTTGGTTCGATGCCGCAACCTTCGCCGGCGATGCGCGCTTCGACGGAGCGAGCTTCACGGGCAGAGCTTGGTTCGGCGCCGCAACCTTCGCCAGCGATGTCTCGTTCGAGAACACGCAGGGTGCATGCGTCGATCTGGGCGGGGCCCGCGTGACGCAGGTTGAGGGGATGCATACGTGGCCACCGGGCTGGCGACTGGTGAGCGGGCCTGCTGGCGCCCTACTGAGACTTGGCGATCTGCCCGCCACGAGTACAGCGAAGGAGCAGTCAGGCGCGGAGCCTACGCTGCGCACTGGACGGGCAGGTGATGGGCCTACATGAGGGCTCGGACAGAGCGGCCTTCGGCGGCCAGCCGCTCCAGAAGTTCGACCTGCTCCTCCTCGCTGTTGCAGGTGATGATGACGCCCCACACGTCCGGCGGCTCGACGCGCTCGGCCGGCCCCGGCGTTGGCACCGGCGCGGGCGGCGCGTCCCCGAGGTCGGCGGGCACCAGGTCCTCGATGTCGGTGGGGTTGTAGCCGGTCGCGGCCAGCAGCTCCTCGTCGGCCTGGAAGATGTCGGCCAGCATGTCGGCCAGAGCGCCGCGGTCCCACCCGCCGCGCTCGGACGTCGAGTTGTTGGCCACGAGGTACGCTTCCGCATCCGCGTCGGAACGGGAGGACCAGCCGCGCACGATGGGCGCCAGCCACACGCCGTCGTCGCCGACCTTGACGCCCTCGGGCGGCGACTTGCCCTCGCCGGCCATCGCCTCCAGCACGAGCAGCCGCCCGTGCCCGGCGACGAGGCGGCCGGTCCGCTCGTCCAGCTCGCCCGCGACCGTGCAGCCAAACTTCTCGATCGACTTCCTGATGGAGCCGAGATCGTGCTCCTTGGGATTCCGGACGGCCCGCACGATCTCGGGGAGGGGCATGTACTCGATACGACGCACCAGTGCCTCCAGATCGATCAATGTGATGGCGCGATAGTGGCCCGCCGGATCCAGCAGGAGCCAATACCAGCGGTGATCCGTTCAGCGTTCGCACACGAATCAGGGCAGACCACCGCACTATCGAAGGCGAACTCCTCACGCACCGGGGGACTGCATGAAGAAACTGCTCGTCACGCTGCTGACTGGTGGAGCGCTACTGATCACCGCAACGTCCGCGCTCGCCCAGGACGCCCGGCCCATGCCGGATCCATATGGCGATGGCACGGTCAGGTCCGGCATGACCGGCCCGATGGTCGAGATTTCGTCCGTCCGGCCCCCGTACGTCAAGTATCCCCGGCATCCGAACGTAGTGTGATCTTGTCGTGAGCCAGGGAGGCGCTGAGAGCGAATCTCAGCGCCTCACCTCGCGAGCGACGCTGGCCATCAGACCAGGTCAGTCAGGCCGCGAGCGGCCTCCATAATGAGCATTCCGCGCATGCCTGGCCGTTTGCGGAACCGCCAGCACGCGAAGATCCTTTCGTGCGGTGATCACGACTCAACGGTCACCCAAACTTGGCCGCCAGCCGCCGTTCGATGCCCGCGACCTGCTCCTCTGTCACTATCCGCAACGCCTCCTGACGCGAGATCGGGTTCACCGGCTCGCCCCGCCATTGCGTAAGCAGCACCCGAGCGAACGCGGACGCCAGCGTCCAGCCAAGCTCGTACTCGAAGGCCTCACGGTCGTCGAGCGGACCGTGGCTGAACTGGACTGCCTGATCTCGGACCCAGGCATGGGCCGACCGCCACGTGTTGCCGTTCTCATGATCGGCCTCTTCGAGGCTCCGCTTCACCTGGGCGACCGCCTGGCGGGCGGACGGGGCCTCGACCACGATCCCGCCCTCCTCGATGCAGGCGGCGGTGACCACCCACCAACGGCGATCCATTACCGGCGGCCCCGCATCCGAGCCCGCCGCCGATCTTTAAGAACCTCGATCAGATCATCGAAGACCGTACGGGGCGTAGGCACCTCGGGCCCTATCTTCCGCCGACCCGCGTGAACCGCAGCGATCCGCTTGGCTGATCCGGTGTCGATCACGCGCCACCGCCACGGCGGCCCAGCGACCGAGACCACATCGAACGTATGCAGCAGCTCCACGACGCCCTGGGCAAACGCGCGCACCTCGGCTCGAAGGCGGTTCACGACGCGGCCCCGCGCCGTTCCAGCTCGGCCCGGCCCGCGTCGGTGAGCACCGCCTTACAAGCCGTACCGCGATGACCGCTCGGCTCCCCCACACTGATCAACCCCAGCGTGACCAGAGCATCCACGTCGGCCTGGGCAAGACCGTACTCCGGGATGTCCTCGAACGAAGCGTACAGCACGACACTGCCCTGCTCGCCAAGGAGGCCCAGGAACTCCAGCCGGCGCGGAGTGAGACGCGGGGTCATGCCTGGCCCCGCGCTTGGGCGAGCACCACGGCGATCCTCGGGTCAGCGGCGTTCTCATCGAGGACCTGGAGGATGGTGTCGATGACGGCCTCGCCTACGCTCTGCTCCATGTCCGTCATCATCTCGGGGAAATCGTCCGGGTTGAGCCCGTAGTCCTCCACGATGCCGCTCGCGCAAGGCCACCCCAGCGTGTAGGCGGAGACGACCACGCAGCCGTCGCTCACCCACCGCATCCGGCCTTCGCTCATGCTTCACCTCGCGCTTCGGTGAGCACCGCAACGACACGGGTGTCGAGCACATCGACAGAAGAACGGCACCATCGACTGGGGTCGCGACCGTCCTTGTGCCAGTACGTGTGCAATTCGCTGCCGTCGCCGTGACGAGGAACATGCACCCGCACAGTGCGCCCGCACGAGCACTCCGCTTCCCGCTGTGCCGTCACATGCCACCCCCGACCGACCCTACCGAGTCATCCTCGGCGGGGTCGTACTCCATGTCCGCTGCGGTGAGGAAGAGATCGGCAGACTTCGGCAGGGCGTCGATGTGCTTCCGCTGGGCCTCGACCAAGTCAAGGCCACGGGCGAGCCAGTTCACCTGCGTATCGGGGCATGGCCACGGCACACCGTGGAGCGGGCAGAGATCGTAGCCCTCGTGCACGTTCGGCGGAGGGCACGGCGGGACCAACCGCGCGATCCGCTCCAGCCGCTCCGTCTCGGTAAGCGCCATCACGCACCACCGCCCGTAGGCTCGACCGGCTGGGCCGCGCCCCCGACACGGTTCTCGACGTACTCCTGATAGATCCGCTCGCCGAGCTCATCACGCTCGGCCTGCGTCATGGCGGCCCAGTCCGCGACCGAGATCTCCGAGTCGGTGATCTCTTCGTCGTAGCTGTTCCTGATGTCCCGGATCTCGGACCAGACACGGAACTTCACGGTGTCGCTCATCGGGCATCACCACGCAGCCACAGGTCGCTCCAGCCCGGGACCGTACCCCGCACACCATGATGGCTGACGTAGTGGTCCAGCGCGGTCAACGCCCTGATGAACAGGCTGTCGGAGTCGTAACCCTCCAGAAGACTGGGGATCTCGGAACGGATCTCCTCCAGCAAGATAGTGCCGGTGCTGGCCAGACAGGCGAACGCGTCACCACCCACGGCGAATTGGGCGGCAATGACTCGGGCTCCTGCGTCGCTGATTAGCCGCCCGTCTGCGGTGGCCGAGTCCAGCTCGGAGGCGATGAGTGTCTCGTCGTCGGGGGTGTAGGCCGTGTTGCTCATCGGGCCTCACCCGATTCGAGCATCTCGGTCGTCAGCGCGACCATGCGCTCCATGTCTTGCGTCGCGGCGGCCCGGACGAACTCCTCCAGGTTGGCGCGCGGCAGGAACCGGGACCCGACGTCGGTGGGGAACATGTTCTCTCCGACCATGAACCCCGTGTCGTCCCAGCCGCCGGTGCCGTCGTTGTAGGTGGTGCCGGTCCGGTCGGCCCGGTCCATCAGCTCGTCCACGATGGCCGGAGGGATCTCCATGCAGAGCCGGTCACTGATCTCGGCGCGGTCGCCCATGCACAGGGGCACGTCGTCTTCCGTCCGGAAGATCACGTAGGCGTCGCGGCCGGGGGCGGTCTTGTAGACGATGAGGCTCATCCGGCCTCACCGCTCGACTCGTCGTACTCGCCGAACAGGGTGATCCGACCGGCCGGCGCGAACTCCTCAGCCTCTTTGATCACGGCCTCGTACATGTCGGTGTGGCCGCACGGGTTGTTCCACACGTCCGGCCAGTAGTGCACGCCATCATCGCACTGGTGGATCCGCCGGGGCATGCCACGCGGGCAGCCGCACACCACGCAGTACGCGGAGATGACAATGGCGCGGACCACGGGGTTGGTGAGCCCGACGCCCCACGGGGCCTCGGCAGAGTAGTCCCGCACCTTGACCCTGATCTGGCCGGTCTCGCGCGCTGTCGTTTTGAACTCCACCCATGCGTCCAACTCGGAGCGGGCATCGCGCCGCGCCTCATCGGTGGGCGCGGCCTCGATGCGGGCGCACCCGGCCTCCCAGGTGGTGATCTCGGACTTCCAGCCGGGGTCTTCCTCCCACTCCCCGTCCGGCAGGCGCCGCATGAGGGTGACGTCCGGCGTGATCTCCCGCTCCTCCTGCCAGGCCCGCCGAGTGCGGCACCAGGCGTCGGCGGCGGCGCGATCGTGCGCCTCGTTGGTGCTCATGACGATGACCGGATCGCCGTCAGCGTCGTTGGACCGCATTCCGTACTCGTAGGGCAGTCTCACTGGACCTCACCACCCGCCAGAGCGACGACCGTCACTGACTCCACGAGGGTCAGGTGCGTGCCGAAGTTGCCCTCGGCGTCGGCCGTGACGAGGTACATGCCCGACGCCCGGTCCGGGTCCTGGATCGCGTCCTCCCACAGCAGGTCGATCTGCATGATGTTCGGATCGCTGTGGAAGCCGATGACCTGGGTCGGGTTGCCCTTCCACTTGTCCTGGCGGCCGATCATGCCGGACTCGTCGGCGAAGTACGGGTAGGGCAGCTTGAGGTCGGCGCCCTCTGCTTTCTGAATGACGAAGGTCGTCAACGGACGTCCCGCCCCTCAGCGCGCAGCTCCTCCCGAAGCTCCGCGATGAACGCGGAGTCGGCGTGCCGGACATCGACACCCTCGTCTGTCTCAGAGAGGGAGAGGGTGGTGGGGTCGGATCCGAAGATGCCCCGGAGGATGGTTTTCGCTTCATCGAGATCGACGCGCTTGAGGATGAAGCCGTCGAGCAGTGAGTCAGCGAGTAACCGGCGTCGCTGGGCGGCTGCCATCGCGTCGAGCAGTTGCTCCGTGACGGTGTGAGCTTCGCTCATGATCATCTCTTTCGCGAGGAGAGTGATTTCACTCGCGATCGTAGCTTTCGTTGGCGGAACCGCCAACGAAATGCCAGACTTCAGATACTTGTGAATATAAGAAGCGCGCTCCAGGTACGGCTTCCGATATTTCGATTCTCCGAGGTCAACAGGACACCAATATGACTTCCGATATCAGAGACCAAGATCCCACAACGTATGAGCGCCCCAGCCGCCGACGTCCAGGAGCCACCGCCACACCCGTACCCGACCGCTACACCGACGTCTACGCCGCCTATGAAACCGCCGTCAATGACCCACTTCTCCGGCTCGACGACGACACCCGCCGGAACTACCTTTCTCGCGTCCGCCAGTACCTCGCCTGGCTCGACGCGACCGACCTCGACGGCGACCCGCTCATCGACCCCGCCACCCGCGACTGGGCCGCCCGGGACTACCGCGCCCATCTCCTGACCGTGCTCAAGCGCAAGCCCACCACCGTCAACGCGCACCTGACCGCCATAGACGACTTCAACCGCCGTCTCGGCCTCGGCCCCGCAGCCGCCAAACGCACCGCGCTTCCCAACCTCGCTCCGCGTTCGCTCGATCAGCGAGCCCAGTTGCGATTCCTGCGCGAGACGGCGCTGTGCGCACCCCGCGACCGCGCCATGGGTTACACCGCCTTCTACGCCGGCCCCCGCATTCACGAGCTCGTCGCGCTCGACATCGACGACTTGCACATCAGCGCCCGTAAGGGCGTGCTCATCATTCGCATGGGCAAGAACGGCAAGTACCGCGAGGTCAACATGCACGTCAAGCTCCGTACCGAGTTGGAGACGTACCTGACCGAGCGAGCCAGCCTGCGCGGCGCCGACAAGACTAAGGCGCTGTTTCTCAACACCCGTGGTGGACGGCTCTCCGCCCGCTCCGCCACCGACGTACTGAACGGCATCGCTGACCGGGCCGGGATCGAGGTCGGCCGCGACGAAGACTTCACCAGCCACGTCCTGCGGCACACCCTCGGCACGAAGCTTGCTCGCGAAGGTGAGGATGTCGTCACTATCGCAGAGCTGCTGGGCCACTCGCTCGAGACTGCCCGCCGCTACACCCTGCCCACCGACGCCGACCGCCAGGCCGCCATTGACAAGCTGACCGTGGACGAATAGGGATCACCATGAACGACAACTCGCACAAGCGTGTCCGCATCGGTTACCTGTGCGCGTGTAGGTATGTGCGCCCGCTCCAAGATCGCAATATGATCACGGAGGCAACGTAGGTCACGGTCGGCCGCTGCAATGGAGTGATGCAATGGCTTAAAGATCACAAGGCCCGCATCGGTCTCGCCGCCCTCCTGGTGGGCGCGATCTTCGGGATGTCATATGCTGGCGACGCGATCGGTCTAGAGGAGACCATTCGTGGCTGGACTGCGGGCTTGCCTCTGGTGATCAAGATACCTCTCGGGTTTGCTGGCCTGGTGTTTCTGCTTGGGGTCGTCCACGTCTTTGTCAGCTTTCTCGGCAGTGACTGGGACTCTGCCGACGAGGACCCCGGCGATCGGCTTCGGCACCGCATCAAGCGGGTCAACGAAGCCTTCGGCGAGGCGGCGACCCTGATGGACGAGTTGGATCGTGATCTACGCGCGCAACAGGCTGCTCGTGATGCGCTCTTGTCTCAGGCTGCCGAGCAGGAACGCCTGCTTGAAATTGACAAGGAGCAGGCCGAAAGGATCCGCCAGATCCTCGTCGGTGAGACGAAGGCCACCATCCGCGCGGAGCGACGTACTCAGTGGATGTTCTTTGCGCTGGGCGCGGCGGTTTCGATCCCGATTGGCGTTCTAATCAACATCCTCGTCCCGTAACGCGAATCTCAGCGGGCTCCCGACATGATCTAGGTTCTGGTCGTACCGTGGCGGCGGCTTCCTCGCGAAAAGGACACCCGCCATGCTTCAGGACATCAGCTCGTTCCAGGTGACCGGCCACTCGTACACCGTCACCTACAATTTGCACGACCCGAGCAGCTACACGATCCTCCACGAGGACATCCCGATCGCCACGTTCGAGCACCTGCCGTACTCGCCGGAGTTGCAGCAGGAGGTGAAGGACCTGGCCCGGAAGGCGATCACCGGCTGACCGGCCCTGCACACCTGAAGCCCGCCGCGCGTCGGCGGGCTTCTTCGTGTCTCCGGCCAGATTTCAGCAGGCTCGCGACTCGATCACCACGCCGGCCGTACGGTGGCCCCCATTCCTCGCGAAAGGACAAACGCCACCATGAACGACTACCTCGACACCAAGACCCTGCTCTACACCGCGCCGGACGGCACGTACTTCGACGTCATCGACGCGCTCCCCGACGCCCCGGCCGGATCGGTCATCGTCAACGTCTCCGGCATCCTCTTCGGGCTGGAGCCGGACGACCTCGCGCAGGTACTCGCCATGCTCGGCCCGAACGCCCAGCACGGCCAGATCACGATCCCGATCTCCGACCCGGACGGCACGCTGTGGCTGACCGCCACCTCCGACCCGCACGGCCTGATTCTGAACGTCAGCTTCCCGGCCTGCGGGAGCAACGGCCAGGTGACGCTCCCCCACGACCAGGCCGACGCCGTGCGCGCCGCCGTCGAGGAGGTCACGAGCGGTGAGTAAGACGAACCCGGAGACCCCTCGCGTGATCACCTACCCGAGCTGGGAAGAGATCTGCTTCCCGGACGGGTGCACGCCCTGGGCCGACCAGGTCCCCGCCAGCGAGGGCGAGGAGGTCACCAGCGATGAGTGAGCTGAATCCCACCGAGTGCATCACCCAGTGGCTCCTCAACGCGCCCGACTACGTGCGGGAGGACGCCATCTACCGAGCACGCCACGCCACCGGCCACCCGGACCCCGGGATCGAGTACCCCGGCGACCGCCAGCAGTACCTCACTGAGCTATACACCCTGGTCAGCTACCACTGGAACCCCGACCGGTCGGGAATCAACGACCACGACACCCGCCTCCACACCGACCTCACCCACGAGCAGATCGAGGGCGCTGACTGGCCTGCGGTGGCAAGAGCACTGGTCACCGTCTGGCAGGCGGAGGGGGGCAGTACGGGTGACTGACATCCTGGCCCTCTGCCACTGCGGCGAGCTGTACGCCCAGCACACGACCTGGGAACAGCGGCTCGCCTGCGCCGACAACGACCCCAGCATCAAGGCGGCGCACCTGCTGGAGATCGGCGACGTCATCCTGCACCCGATGTTCGGAGAAGGCGACGAGCCGGTCATCGTGGTCGCCGACCTCGCCGACAACGACGGTCTGATGACCATCACCCCGCACAAGGGGCCCGCGTTCCAGTACGCCGCCGACCTGGGCGTCCAGCTCTACACCGAGCGAGAGGCCGCAATCTACGGCGCGCTGAACGGACTGCTGGAGGCGGAGCGGGACCGGATCCGCCTCCAACGGGCTCGCAGCGAAGGCTGTCCTTCCTGCGGTCGGCCGCTGGCGGAGCACACGACTGCACTGGAGTGGACGGAGTGCGACCTCCCTCAGCCCCACCGGGCGCCAGGGGACGAGCCGCTTCCTCCCGTCAGCGAGGGAGACGCCGGTGAATAAGAGGGCACCGATGTTCATCACCCTGGCTCGCCTGGAAATGGCAGTATCCCTCGCGTTCCTCCTGCTCGGCCTGGCGGCCATCAGCAAATGGAGTACGTTCGCGTGGCTGCTGCACGAGCTGGGGCTGGTCTACCCGTACTGGCGGTGGGCGGCCTGGGTGCCCACGCTCATCACCGCCGGCTTCTGCCTGCGCGTCACCTATGGCGTCTGGCGGTACGGGGAGGTTCTGCTCCGGTCGGCCACCGTAGGCGGGTTGGGATGGGTGCTGCTGCTGGCCCTCGACGTGGTGTGGTGGTCGAGATGAACACGCCCATCTACGCCGGCCCGGACGGCACCTTCCTGGACGTGCGGGCCGCGGCCGACGACGCTCGATACGGGTCGATCGTCCTAGACGTGTCCGGCCAGCCCATCCCCCTTGCACCGATGGCGGCCCTGTGGGTTATCGACCTGCTCTCGACGCCCAAGCCCGGCGTCCCCTCGCTCGTCATCGCGCTGGGCGACGAGGACGACAGCCCGCTGCTCACGTTCTTCGTGGAGGAGGGCGGCATCGACGTGCATCGGACGTTGGACGGCCGGACCACCCACCGGGTCATGATCCCGTTCGGCCACTTACCGGTGGTCGTGGCCTGCATGTACCGCATGGGGACGGGGGCGCGCTGATGGTCAGCTTCGCGTGCATCGCATACGTGCTGGAGCGGGCGGCCGACATTATGCTCGGCGACCACGGTCTCGACCCTGAGCAGGCGCTCACCCGCGCCATCTGGGGTGACCAGCCAGCGCACTGCGACGACTGTGGCCAGCAGGCGCGGTACCAGGTCGCCGCCCGCGCCTTGGAGCTGCACTACGCCAGCGCCACATTCAGCACCTTCGACGGCCTCACGAGCGTGGACGTGGCACACATCCCGACAGGTAGCGCCCGTAGCACGGCGCGTGAGGTGGCCCGCCTGTTCCGGCAGGTCGAGGACTGGTCACACCAGAACGTCGAGGGCAGCGATCTGGACGAGGTGGCGCAGGCCATGTGGGGTCAGGCGCACGCCGTCGAACTGGCGAGGTGCTCATGAGCACCGACTGGGCTCGCGTGGCCGACATGCTGGACACGGTGGCCAACCTCCTCGACGGAGGGCCCGGTCTGAGTCCGGATGGCGCCGTACGAATCGCACTGGCCGGGCACCCGAACGCCCAGATTCCCGACGACTACTCGGAGGTCAGCCGCTTCTACGACGAGGTCACCATGGCGCTGGTGTGCGATCACGCTGACCTGTACCTGGGCCGAGAGAGCGACCCGCTGCCCGCTGACGAGATCAACGCGGAGGAGGGAGCCCGCGCCGCGCGTGCGGCTGCTGTCAGACTGCGCAGCTACCTTCATTAGGAGGAGGTCTGGTGCCTCTGTTCGAGTTCGAGATCCCCGAGACCGGCGACCACCAGTCCGTTCGGGCCCCCGACGAGGACACCGCTCGCGCGTGGGTGGTGTCGCAGGTCTACCACGACGACCCCGATGGCGAGGACGACCACCTGTATACGCCCGAAGAGGCCGAGCAGATGAGGCAGGTCCGGGCGGAGCGAGCCGCCGCGCTGCGCCTGATCTGATTGACGGTCTGGAGCCCGCCGTGTTGTCGGCGGGCTCCGCCATTTGCATCCCGAGGACTGGTCAGTCCGGCGAGAAGCGCATGATCGCACCTGTCAGGTGACATCTGATCTGGCCTTTGAGCATGGCGTGACCTCGCGCTGGCCACTTTGGATGGCACAGTCGGCGGGCGATGCGTTGCCATCCAAAGTGGCCAATCTCCGGCGAGATGGGTCCTTTGAGGGATGGCACCCCTCGCCGAAGATGGAGCCGGACACGGTATACGAGGTCCCCGGTCGTGCTCGCGAACTCAGGCTGGCGGAGCTTCTGCGTGGCCGAGTTGAACCAGGAACGCCGTTGCGTCATAGAAGAGATCAGCGCCGATGACCTGGCCGTCTGCGTCGTAGTGGAAGACCTCACACAACGGCACCCCGACCGTGCTGCCGGTGGCCGGAAACGGTCCAAACGGGCCGTCGTTTGTGCCTCGCATCGTGCAGAACGAGACGCTGTGATCGGTGCCGTCCAGGTACATCCCATCGGCGAAGACCGCGTCGGAGAAGGCAGTCGTCCACCCCTTCAGGTAGTCGATGGACTCGGCCGGACCGTTGGCGGTGAGTTGTCGCGCCCGATCGCGGTATTCGGTGCTTGGGTGCTGCTTCGCAGCCACTTCATCGAAATTCCTGCGCGAGAACGCCTCGTGTATCGCCCGGTGAGTAGCAGCATGCGTCACGGAGAGTTTCCTTCCTCTTCTCGGGGTGACTTACGGTCAATCGCGATTGCGAGAAGCAGCCATCGCCCAAGTAGCGCGCACAGCTCCCAACGCGGTGGCGCGTCGGAGCTGTGCGCGCCTGCAAGCCCTGCCTGCTGTCGGCGGGGAGTTCGGTTAGGAGATGGACAGGTAGAAGCCGGTGTCCCCCGAATTGCCTTGGTAGGTGACGATGCTCACGGCGATGGTGTCGGCGGCGTTGCCGCAGTTAGGGGAGGGAGTGACGGCGCTCCCAATTCGAGACCCGTGGACGGTGACGTGGATGACCGCGTTGGACAGGTTGATCCGGTCGTCGACCTGGACGCAGTAGCGGCCGGTGGCGGTGCGCCTGGTGGAGACGATGTTCTTGCCGTGGATCAGGTTGCCGTCCGCAGCAACGGAGGCGGCGGCCCGCGCGTACGGGGCGTCGGTTTCGGCGGTGGCGGGGGTGGCGACGCTGGTGGCGGCCGTGGCGGCCAGCGCCAGTGTGGCCAGGGTGCGGAGTGATCGTGACGTCAAGGCATTGTCTCCTGTACGTAGAGCAACCGAAAGTCAGGAAAAGATTACTCTACGTAGCGTCAGGGCGGAAGTCATGCACTCCCACGGCGAAGGTCCATTCCGTACGCTCGGCTACCGCGCTGGCCACTTCCGATGGCAGCGGCCAATTGTTTGGCCACTTTGGTTGGCACGCGGCCAGATGCCGCGTCACCTGACAGCACCGGTCGTGATAGCCAGGTGCAGCCGCATCCAGCCGTCCGCGATGGCCACGCAGTTCTTCACGGCCCCCTCGTCGAGGATGTATTCCTCGGCCTTGTCCAGCAGCTCTGCCGCCTTCGTGGCGGCGATCTCGGCGGGCGTCACTTCGCTGCCCCGGCCGCCGCGGGCCGGCTGCGCTGGTTGCCGCCGCGGTGGCGCAGCTCGACGCTCGCCTCCTCCAGCAGCGTGTGGACGAACCCGTACGATCGGCCGATCGCGAGGGAGAGCGCGCGGACGGATTCCCCCGCCTGGTAGCGGCTGGCCAGGTGCTGAGCGAGCTGGTGGCGTTCGGCGCCGACGATGCGGACGCGCGGTCGGATCTCCATAAGGGGGCCTTTCGTTCAGGAACCTATACCGGACCGCACAACCGAGCACCCATCACACCTCTACCGGCGGTTGCCACGCTGGAGGCATCCACCCCCCGAGCTGAGGAGGAAGCCATGCAGGTCAGCACCCAGATCTTGCGAGAAGCGATCAAGTGCTGGGGCACGACGCTGCGCTTATGCGTGATCGTATTGACGGTGAGTGTGCCCGTCGTCGTCGCTCTGCTGCGGTGAGGCAAGGACAGCGCGGCCGGGCCGGTGGGAGGATCGGAGCATGAGCGACGACATCGAGGTGCCATGCACGACGGTCCTGCTGATCAAGCCTACTCGTGCCCGGCGCGACACTCGTGAGTTCTGAGAGGATCAGCCATGGTCTGGTATCTCTCCTTCCTCTCCCAGAAGCTCCACGAGAGTGCCCTGCAGATCGACTGGGTGGTGCACTGCTCCGACGTCGCACACCTTAACGGTGTCGAGGAGGAGTTCACCGTCCAGTTGGCGGATGGGACCACCTACCTCGTACACCTTGAGGAGATTCCCGCAGACTGAGATCACGTGGCGGTTTCTCGGCGAGCGGCACGAAGCTCGTCGCGGTCCTCCGGCGTGGCCGGGACCTCCTGGCCGTCCCAGATGCACCATTCGATCGTGGCCAGGTCCCCGTAGTCGTACACGGTCTCGCGTCCGGCGCGGCCGAGGGCGCGCACCTTGTAGCGGTGCGCCCACTGGCGGATCGTGCACGGCTCCCGTTCGAGTCGTTCGGCGGCCTGGCGGGCGGTCACGGGGGTCACGTTCACCCACTTTCGCTGGTTTCGCCCGGAATGATCGACGCGCTGAGGCGGCCGTAGACGCGCGAACGCGACCGGCCGCATAGGAGGAGGTGGGGGCGGCACACGCCCTGCCAGAGACGCGCTCAGCATCACGACTCGTATACGGGCAGGTCGGGGGCTCTGCCGATAGGCATAGGGGTGCCGCCCGCACGAAGTGTGACACAGAAGGTCGTGCGAGCACAACCGTTGGCGGTCCCGCCAACGCGCTGTTTGGCGAAACGTGTGCGAAACCGCCAACAAGCCCCTCATGATGGCGGAGACACGAAAGCTCTCCTCGCGAAAGGCAGAACTCATGTCCGCACGTAACGATCACACGCCGGACCCGATCGGCCACTCCGACCCCGAGGCCGCCGCCGCGCTGTCCGACGAGACCCGCAAGCTCATCGTCGAGACGGCCGCGGCCGACCCGACTCTCACCCCGGACCAGATCGCCGAGACGCTGGACACCGACGACGAGGAGGTGACGCCCGGGGCGGTGACCTCGGTGCTGCTGTCCGCCGCCATCGAGCAGGCCGGACACGCGCTCGACGATCTCTCCGATGTCAAGGCTGGCGCTGAGCAGGTCCTGAGGAGCACCACCATGACCGGGCACAACGACCACAGCCACAACGACCACCCGGTCGAGTCCACCGTCACGCCCGACCACGAGGCCGCCGCCGCCCTGGACGACACCACCTGCGAGCTGATCCTGGACGCCTACGGTGACGACTCCTCACGGACCCCGGCCGCCATCAGCCAGATCCTGACGGACGAGTACGGGACCTCCGTGACGCCGGAGGCCGTCGAGGCCGTGCTCCGGCCCGCCGGCCCCGTCGCGGAGGTCGTGCACTCCGTCGAGTAGACCCGCACTTCAGAGGCCCGTCGCGAGCTCAGCGCGGCGGGCCTCTGTTCATGTCCGGGGTCAGGCGTGGATGTGCTCGGCGATCTTCGCCTGGAACGCCTCGACGGCCTCCTCGTCGCGGGCGAGCGGCCACCCGCCGGACAGCGTGTACTGCCAGCCGCCGTCGTGGTCCGCGATGTGGAGCAGGTGGAACATCTCCGTCCCTGCCCGGTAGATGAGGCCCACGTACTCGACGTCGCCACCGCGGGCACCACGCACGAACGTGAAGGCGTCCACGGTGCAGTCGAAGCGGCTCTGCACGGCGTCGATCAGCTCGTGCATGTCGTGAGAGAACGAGCGGGGCAGCTCGACCACGTCCTCGTCGGCGGGGTCGAGCCGGAGCGTGAACGTCCCGAGCAGGTCCGCGTTGCCGGGCTCGACGTCCAGCCGAAACCTCCCGGCCAGACCGTCCAGCTCGATGTAGAACCCGAACCAGCTCCGGCCCATCGCGAACGCGCCGAGCTGCTCGCGCAGGTCGTCGGTGCGGTGATGTCGAGGTGGAACGGCTCGATCTCGTGGCCGCCGAGCCCGTGGTCGCCGAACTCGATGAGGTAGCGGCCTGCGCCGACCTGCGTCCACTCGGCAGAGTTGGCAGTGAAGCCCGCGCCGGCGGGGGCCTGGGCTGTGAGCGCGGCGTGGGCCTGCTGGTACGAAAGGCCGTTCTCGGCCGCGTAGGCGCGGACACGGTTCTTCCAGGCGGCGTTGCGGGTCATGGGGGGGTGTCCTTCCAGGTGGCGGTCCTACGCACCCCACCTCGAAGACACGAGCACCGGCCGCCGCGTACGCAGCGTCGAGGGCGAGCGGGGTACGCGATCCACGGGGACCTTCGCCTCGTCGGTGCTGTGTCTCGGCGTAGGCGAGATCAGCTCGGAGGCAGGCACGCGGTAAGCCTGCCGTCAGCGTAGCCGAAGCGCGGCGCACGTGAGCGGCACGCACCGAAACCTCACAAACACGCAGGTCAGACGTTGGTTACGCGCTCTCGTCGTACTGGCCACGCTCACTGATTTCCCGCTGAAGCGTCTCCGGGCGCGCCACGGCGGCGGCCACGGGCAACCCCGGCAACCTCACGTACGGGGCGGCCATCTCCCGCACGATCGGCTTCATCACCGCCACCTCGTCGTGCGCCTGCTCCCACCTCGTCAGGTCGCCGCCATCCGGGCGGTCGCCAGCGGCACGGATGCGGGCGGCGGCCTCGTCCCTCAGCCGGACGGTCAGCTCGTACTGGTCGAGGAACGCCCCCGCCGCCACTCCACCTCTGCGAGCACACGCGACGGGTCCATCGCAATGTTGCTCCTGCTCAACCGCCGGGCCGGAAGTGGCATGAGTCACATTCCACCACTCCCCATCACACAGGGAGATGTCGAATCACTCTCATTCACCGAAAGCCCAACACGGAGCTGAGACAAGCTCCGGCGCAGGCCTCATGAGCCAATGCGAAAACGACAAGAGGAGAAGTACCGTGCGATTCAAGCGCTACACAACCGCCCTGCTTACCGCCGTGGCCGGTGCCGCCATGCTGACCACACCGGCCACCGCCGAAGCAGTCACGGGCCCAACCCCCCAGACGTCCGGGGTGGTCGTCGTGGCCGACTTGAGCGAGTGCACCCCCGGATGGCTCTGCGTCTGGGAGTATCCCAACCGCCAAGGCGACAGGTATTCACGCAAGTCGGCCGGGACCATGGAACTGGGCGGCGTCGGCTGGCGGGATCGGATCAGCAGCGTCTGGAACAGGCGTAACGCCAGCGTGACTCTGGTCGATTCCCGGAGCGGAGTCGTTCCCGATGTCACGCTGCCCGTCCCCGCTGGTCAGCTCATCCCGGATCTCGGCGATGTGAAGTATCTGAGCAACCTGGCCGACTGGAACAACAAGGTCGATAAGATCATCCTCAAGTGATCGGATGAGCCGCCTGAGGGCCCCGTCCCACGGCGGGGCCATTAGCTTGTGCCGTCCCACCACGGGACTGAGTCACCCTGCCTCCTGCGTGACCGCTTCCATCGCCTCGGCCTCGCCGACGTGGCGGGAGCAGTTCCCGCACACGTAATAGCCGGCCCGCGGCTGCCACTCCAGCTCCCGTAGGCCGCATCCGGGGCAGCGCGCGTGTGTCTGGCCGGGCTCGTCGTCCACCAGGCGCCGCAGCCGGGATTCCCAGGCGAGAGCCCAGTCCACCGGGCCGAGCTCCACCGGGGCGCGCTCCTCGTCCTCGACGCTCGACAGCACCGTGAGCCCGTCGAGGGCGAGCAGCACGTCCAGCTTGTCCACCAGCCACGTGACCGACCGGGACCGCACCACTCCCGACCGGCCGGCGGGCACCTGGTCGGCCAGCTTCAGACGGCGGGCCACCTCCCGGCGCAGGCGCAGCAGCTCCCCCGTCACCGTGTGCACGACGTCGCCCTCCCCCGACATGCTGCCGTGCGGCCTGGTTCCCTTCACCCGCGACCAGCGGGTTTGCGCCTTCACCACGCCCGGCCGCGCCGCCAGGCTCGCGGCCAGCTCGTCCACCAGCAGCAGCGCACGACGGCACGTCTCCCGGCAGAGCCCGCAGTGCAGCGGCTCCCCCGGCCGCCACTGCAGGACCGGCATGGGAGGCTCGGGCGGCGGCTCGCCCCGCGCACCGTCCGCCACCCAGCGGTCCACCGCATCCGCGTGCGCCTCCCGCGCCGCCAGGAACGCAGACCACGCCGCGCGAGCATGCCTGTTGCACGGCCCCACGCACACTCCATCCGCCATCCCGACCCCTTCCCGGCCGCCGCACCCGATGAGACTCGGACACCCTACGACCAACCGGCAAGATCAAAACCAATCCGGATCAACACAAGCAAGGCACCACGGCCGGACCGGCGGGGAGGGGGTACCGGGGGTGATCTTGGACATGGGGAAGCCCCCGCGCGGGGTCGCGCGGGGGCCGGTCGGCGGGGAGCTAGTTGCTCTTGCCGCGCGTGTCCTGGGCGGCGGCGCGGAGCTTGTCCAGCACGCGCGACATGCGGTGAATCCCGAGGGCGTTGCCCCGGCTGGTGGCGGTGGCCAGGTCGGGGAAGGTGCGCAGCGTCGCCGCCGCGTAGGACCCTTCGACGGTGTCGGCGGTCTCCGCGACGCTCAGCTCGTGTTCCCAGGTGGCGCGCGGGTAGGCGAACGTGCACGCGCCCAGCCCGTTGATGTCCACGATGATGGGGACCACGATCCCGCACATGGCCAGGATCGCGGCAGCCTCGCGGGCGGCCTCGCGGGCGGGTGCCAGCGCCTCACCGGCTCCGGGGTGGAGCACGGGCGCGCTGCTGATCTCGGACAGGTGCGCGTGCCGCATGGCCATGCCGCGCGGGCGGGTGAGCCGGTACGCGGTGTGATCACAGTCCGCGCACGTGTCCGCGACCCACCATTCGCCGTGCAGGTTGCGGACCTTCCCGGCGTAGGTGATCATGGACGTACGCGGCAGGTACGCCAGGAGGTTGGAGCGGGAGCGCTGCACGCGCGCCTGATGATCGGTGAACATCTCGGCGGCGCGGGGGCATTCCTGGTCCGGGCGGCACATGGCGCACAGCTCCGCGTGCCGGGCGCGGTCGGCGGCGCCCAGCCGGACGGCGGCGGCGGACCTGACGGCAAGGTCTTGCAGGGTGGTCATGATCTCCCCTTTCGGATCGTCGGTGGTGGTGGGGTGCGCTCCCCGCGCGTGGCGGCGCGGGGGGCGCGCTGTGCTGCTACGCGGCGGGCGGGGTCAATCCGGCGTTGGTGAACGCCTGCCGGAGGTCGGCGGCGTCCGCTCCCTGCTCGATGGCCTTCGCCCAGACCAGGGCGGGGTCACCGCCGAAATCAGCGACGGCCTTAGCGGTCTTGACCGCGTCCTTGATCCGCTGCTCACGCTCGGCCTTGATCCGCTCGGCTTCCTTCTTGGCCGCTTCCGCGTGGATCTCCGCGAGCTTCGCGAGGGGCTCGGCGGACCCGAGCGCGGCCTTGACCTCGGACTGTCCGGGGGCGAGCGTGACGGGGTGATCCTCGGCGAGTCCGTACCGGGAGAGGGTCGCGGCGACGCGCGCCCCTGCTCCGGCGCGGTCCGGGATGTGGTACCACGCGGCGCGCTGCTCGTTGGTGACCTTGCCCATGGCGGCGAACTCCGTGCGGCTGGGGCCGTCGTAGATCCGGAGTCCGGCGGCCAACCAGTCCATGACCTCCGCGAGGCTGAGGCGGAAGCCCTGGTGACGGTAGGCGTTCTCTACGAGGTTGTTACCGGTGTGGCCGGTGATCGCCCCGTCGATCTCCACGAGCGCGGCGCGCACGGCGTCGGGCAGGCTGATCGCGGGGGTGGCGGGGGTGTTCTTGCTGGCCATTACTGGGTCCTTTCGGGTTGGGTGCCCCGGCTCCCTGCGAGCCGGGGCGGAAGGGCTGGTTACTCGTCGTTGTCGTTGGCGGAACCGCCAACGAAAGTGCGGGACCACTCGTCATGTGCACGCTGACGGCGACGGTAGATCACGATGCACACGATCGCGACCGTGAGCAGGATGAGCCCGAGCACGCCGATCAGGTACCGTCCGGTGTCCCACTCGGCGGAGTTCTCCGCCTTGGCGGCGTTGGCCGTGTCGGAGGTGTCCGGGGACATGTCCGCCGTGGGGATGGTGGAGGGCGTCTCCGATGCCTCCTCGAACGGGGGCACGTCTTCCCGCGTGACGGAAGATGACTCCGGCGCGGTGCCCGGCATGCCGGGCTGTCCGGGAAGTCCCTGCCCGCCGCGCGGTCCGGTAGGTCCGGGGCTGCCCGCCGCTCCGCTGGGACCGGTCGGCCCGGTGGTGCCGGGACGTCCGGACGCGCCCGCCGCGCCGGTAGCTCCGGCGGGCCCCTGCGGTCCCTGGGGGCCCTGCTCTCCGCGCGGACCGGTCGGGCCCGCGCTTCCTGCGGGTCCAGTGGGGCCCTGCTGCCCGGTCGGGCCTGCGGGTCCGGTCGGCCCTGCGGGGCCCTGCTCACCCTGGGGGCCCTGCGGTCCCGGCTCGCCTGCCGGACCCTGCGGGCCCTGGGGGCCGACGATGCACACGACCGGGGGATCCTGGTCGGGGCACGTGGCCATGATGGTGGGATCGGCCACGCGGGAGGCAGTGAGCGCCCCCATGTGACCCGCTGTGATGACCATGGACGCGGCGAGAGCGGCGGTTCCTACCGCGCTCCCGAGCGCCTTGGCCGTACGTGTGATCTGCATGCCGCCGAGCATGTTTTGCGCATAACAGAGGGTCTAGTTTTCGGACAACACCGAGATCGCACCGTTACGGAGCTGGAGCCCCAGACCGTCAACCAGCGATGACCCGCCACCACACGACCAGCAGAAAGACCAAAAACCGGTCTCGATTACGGACACGACAAAACCTCTAGACGTCAACCAAAGCTGACACGCGAGAATCGAACACCACCGACCCCAACGGCATGCTGGCGGCTGCTGTGTTCTCTGCGCCTCCTTATGGATCTTGTCTGTGAGCGCTTCTCAGCGGCTCTGGCGGTGGCCTGGTCTCTCCGTGCCAGGCATGGCGTGTAAGGCGCTCACCGTCCACCATGATGGCCATTCCGAGCGAATCGCGGCGCACTGCTCGCGCGTCTCTCGCGTCGCCGGTGCGGTCCGCGACGGGACAAGCAGTCAGCGACGAGGACGACGAGCGCCCCCGCCTGCCTGGTCGTCCTCGTGCGGCTGATCACTGGCTCTGCTTGTCCACAGGCTCACGGCGGTGATCTTCGCACTTCCACCTGTAGGTGTGTGGACCTCAGCCAGAGCCATAGGGATAGAGGTTTTGTAGGGACATATGTAGGGACATGGGTCACGCTGGGACGTGACCTGCGGGTCACGCTGGGACGTGACCCGTGCGGGTCACGTCCAGACGTGACCTAACGCGCCGCTGGTGATCGTTTCGGTGGTGGTTATCCACAGGTCAGGAGGCGCGTGAGCCGCGCCGTGCCGGTGGCTCAGGAAGGCTCACCGAGGCAGGCAGATCCGGCAGCCGGTAGTCCGTCGCGTGGCCGCGACGCGCGTACATGATCACGCCGTTGCGGTCCTTGCCGACCGGCACCCGCACTTCCAGGCCACGCCGTGCCAGGCGCTGCACCGTGTCGGCCAGCCCGCGCGGCGTCAGCCCGGCCCGCGCCTGCAGCAGCTCCGTCAGCGTGATCTTCGTGCCGTCGTCACGCCGGTCCGCCCGGAACGACACCATGCGCCGATCGGTGTCCCGGGCCCGCTCCGCGATGAGCAGCAGCACGAGCCGCTCGGACTGGGTCATGCCGTCCGCAGCCGCAGTTTCCAGCCACGCGGCGACCAGCCCGAACAGGCGTGCGCTCACCCGATCCTCCCTCAGACACGGCGATGGGGGCTCGCCCCATTGAGGGAATGGGTGAGCCCCCACCGTAAGCGGTACCGCCAACAAGCGTCACGAGCCTCCGAGGACCACCATGGCCAGGCGGCGGACCGCGGCCGGGGTGACATCATGCTCGTGGTCCGGCGGATACACCTTCACGTTCGGCGCGTCGCCGCGCACCCGGCCGGCGCCGACGAGAGTGCCGTCCGCGAGGCCGCAGTACAGCAGCCGCGCGTCCTTGCCCGACAGGACGACCACCTCATGAGCGAGCGCGACGGCGACCGGAGTCAGCACCGGTTGCCCAGCGGTACAGAGCGCCGCCGGGTCGATGCGGTCGAGGGCGTCGGCGGGCAGTTCCCCATCGTTGATCCACGCGGAGGGGACGACGGGAACGGGGACGAGCAGATCAGGGCCGACCGTGTGCTGGTTGGTGTACGTGCAGATCAGTATGAGGGTGGGCTGGACACCCCAGTCTCCGGCGTCCTCGAAGTTCTGCTCCAGGCCGCGCACGTACTGCGCGGCGATGGCAGTGGTGAGGTCGGTCATCGTGTTTCCGATCTCTCGTGATGGTGGGGGTCATGGCTGGTGTGGCGTGAGCAGCTCGAGGGCGTTCTGCCACGGGTCGTTGCCGCTGGAGTGCTCCCCGATCTTCTCCACGGGGGCGACACGGTAGGCGAACGTGTCGAGCAGGTCGTGCATCTGGTCACGCTCGTCGATGACCTTGAGCATCTCGCGCTCGTGCTCCGCCTTGACGCGGGCCAGTTCGGCGTGGAGTTCCTCGGCCTCGGTCAGTCCCGGGCGGCCAACGCTCGGGTCGCTGGGGCCTTCCTCCGGTCTCGGTTCGGTCAGCGGCGTGCCGGTGACCATGTGAAGGCGGAAGCAGTCCAGCACGTTGTCCACGGTGTTCCAGTCCTGCCCGCGCGCCTCGTACTCGTCGCGCTCCCGCTTGAGGAAGCGCTCCACGTCCTCGATCGGGAGGCAGGCGTCCCCGGCGTGTCGCTTGAGTTCGTCGATGACGGTCAGGGAGTCGATCTGCAACGCCGTGCCCAGGATCTCCACTGCCTTGTTGAGGCGGTCCACCTCGGCGAGCAGGTCCTTACGAGCGCTCTCCAGTGCCCACACGTCGGGGTTGTGCGGGGCGTCGGCGGTGCAGGAGCCCACGTGGAGGTCTCGGATTTCGGCGAGCCGGTCGGCGGGCGGTGGCGTGTGCTCATGCATGATCTTCTGGTTCCTCTCTGGTGGTGGCGAGCAGTTCACGGGCGTGAGCGTGTGGGCAGCGCGGATAGGTGAACGTCGGCCCATGGGCCTGGCATCCGCCGTCATGGTCGAAGTAGCACGGCTCCGGGTCAGAGAGAGCGTCGAGCAGTTCGACGGGCACGAAGACGAAACCCGCACCGGCCGCGGCGATCTGCTTGCCCGGCTGGACCCGCCGGTTCATCTCCGCGATGACCGCGAGCACGACGGGCGCCAGCAGGTCGTCGGCGTCCATGCCGACCCGCCACTTCGCCGCGGCGAGCCCGCGCCGGCCGGCCTCCAGGAACGGGTAGAGGTCGCGCGCCTGCTCGGGAGTGAGCTTCCTTGGTGCGTCAGCCATGCTCCCCGCCTTCGCTGAAGAGGTCGGCCTGGCCGTCACACCGAGCCAGCGGGTGATCGGCGGGGATCGGCCACTCGGGGTGCGCGTACGGAGCGGCCTCCAGCACGGCGTCGGCCATGAACGGCCCCCACATGAACATCACGTCGTAGTCGTCCACGGTGCCGCCGTACTGGGTGACGACGTCGGCGCGAGCCCGCTGCCACAGCCAGTGGCCGAGGTAGGCGGCGACGGCGCTGTCGCACTCGCACGAGCCGAGCGTGTTGAAGTACGTCAGCACGTTGGCGCCGCGCTGATGCTGGAACTGGGCGCGGAATTCGGGCCAGCCAGCCCGATAGTCGGCCAGGTACTTGTTCAGGTAGGCGGGGATGTCGATGACGTTGCCGTAGGACGGCTCGTACTCGGGTTTGCGCCAGTTCACGGCCTGGTAGTCGTCGCCGAGCAGCGGCAGGCCCTCGCCGCGCGGCAGGCCGTCCTTGCTGGCCCGGTGCGCCATGACCCACAGATGGTTCGGGTCGAACCGCTCCGCGTCGCCGTCGCCGGTCACCTCCTCCTCCGGTGGAGCGAGTGCGGCCTGCGGCGGCTGTGGCTCCTCGATGAGCGTGTGCTCGGGCGGCCACGCGGTCAGCCACATGCGGTCGAACAGGTGCGGCCCCAGGTGGAGGTCGCCATCGCCGACCGACACGAGGCCGTCGTCGGTAAACCCGACCACAGTGACGGACTTCTCGGCCACGTCTCTCACCAGGGCTCTTAAGTGCTCGGCACCAGGTAGGGACTCGCCGTCGCGCTGTGTCCAGGTCTGCCCGATGCGGAGGACGGCGCCGGAGTCGGCGTCGTCCACCAACTCGGTGGCGTAGCGCCGGGCCGCTGCGGCGGTCATGCCGTGGGTCAGGGACAGCCTGTCCGCGTAGTTGGTGATGAGGCGTTCCCGCCGGTCGGGGCCGATCACCATGAGCGCGAGCTGGGCCCGTTCAGTGTCCGTGCGCCAGTCACCCATTGCCGTTTCCCACCTTCCGCATCTCGGTCATGACGTTCTGCGCCGCGTACGACAGGCGGCCCATCAGCTCCTCCACGCGAGCCTGCCGCTGCTGCAGCCGGATGTGGTCACGGCAGTCGGCCAGCGCCGACGCCAGCTCGTACGGGGTCATCCGGTCCAGGCGGGTACCGTCACCCCATCCGAAGTCGTCGAGCGTCGCGCCGAGCAGTTTCTCCAGCTCGTCCAGGAGGTTCAGGCGGCGGCGCACGTACTCGCCCAGGCCGGTCTGCGCTGCGTGCTGCCGGGCCTCGGTGCGGGCCTTATAGAGTGCGTCGCGGTGCTGCTCACGCAGTAGGTCCATCTCGGCCAGGCGGGTGTTGTCGGTCCGCCTGGCCAAGGTGGCGAGCAGCTCCAACGAGAGCTGGGGCTCCTTCACCGCCGCGTCCACGACGGTGGTGAACCGGCGGCGGTTCACGGACGTGGGCGGCTGCAGCAATCCCCACCCGGGCGGCAGCTCGTTCGTGTGGACGACCCCGGCCGGAGCGACGACCCAGAAGCGGGAGCAGTGCGGCCACCAGGCGTCGGCCTTGCCCGGGTCGGCGAGTTCGCGTAGCCAGTCCGCGCGGGTCACCTTGAGCTCGTGGACGTCGAGCGCGTACCCGCGTGATGGCCAGAGCCCGATCCGGATCAGGTCCGCCTGCCGACCGCTGCCGGGGGCGGGAACCTCGCGGATCAGGATCTCGCCCTGATGGGCAGCGCCGGGCTTGCGGTAGTGGCGTTCGAGCGCCTCGTACAGCATGGTCGTGTTCACCGCGGCCTCCTCGCCCAGCGGAAGACGAGCGTGGGCAAGGGGCAGTAGTAGATCGCGTCCTTGCCGATGTAGAGCCCGCGCCACAGGTCGCGGGGCTCGATGTAGAGCTGGAAGCGGCCGAAGCGGAGTCGGTACCTGGCCACACGCCCCAGCCACGTGACGATCTTCCTCATGCCGGGCACCCCATCTCGAACAACGGCTCTGTCTTCACGGTCATGTGACGACGGCGCTGAACAGATCCAGGCGCGAGGAGACGGATCACGCCCACCTCCGCGCGCAGCCGCAGCTTCCTGAGCGTGAGCGTGCACTTCGCGCCGTTCACGGTTTCGGTGAGGATCGACACGTCCTTGCCGTGCTCCTCGCGGAAGCGCTGCTCCTCGGCCTCGGCCAGGGCGTACCGCTCCGGGAACTCGCGGAGCGTGAGAAGCCACTGAGCCTGTCCCGCCCGGACACAGCTGCCCTGGCAGTTGTGCGTGAGCAGGTTGCCGTCGAGGGTGAACACGTGGCCGTCAGGGACGACCGCGCACATGACCTCCTCGACACGCCCGGTGGGGACGACCTCGACCACTTGCCAGTCACCTGGTCGTTGGGGATTCTCGCGGGCGAGGAACTTCTCCCGGTGGTGGGGCAGGAGGAAGAAGTCCTCCCGGAGCGTGGCCATCACCAGCGTCACGCTGTAGATCGGGCTCCGCTCGGTGTTGTACCCGGTCCGGTGCGCGGTGCGGATGCGGCCCGTCGCGATGCCAATCCTGGCCGCCACATCTTGCACGGTCTCGAGCCGGGCTTGGTTCGCCGAGTAGATGACCGCGCTGCCGCCGCTCATGCTGCCGTCAGCGGCGAAGTACCCGGCCAGCCATCCGTACAGGTACGACTGGGATTCCTCCAGCGGCGGGGGTTGCTTCCACGACCTCGGCAGGTCCAGGACCTTCAGGACACGGGGTCTGTCCTCCTTGATCCGGCAGCCCGCGAAGTACGGCAGCATCGCCTTGTCCTTGTCGCCACACAGATAGGCGCGGGCCGGCTGGTTCTGCCCGTTGACGGCGGGAGCGGTGCCGTCGCCGAAGGTGAACCCGGCCATGATGCCGATCGTGGACGGCACCACGTTGCTCCGGACGTGGCCATACATGCCCGCGATGCGGTCTCCTGCACTGAGCACGAGCGTGTGCCGGAACTCGTGGGCGTTCCGTCCAGCCCGCTTGCGCACAGGCCAGAGATGGTCCCCCGTGGTGATGACGGTCATCTCGTCGTCGTACCGTCGCAGCCGCAGCTCGTAAGTGGGCTGCTCGCCGAACGACCGGATCTCCGCCTCCCGCCAGCCGCCGCCGCGGCCCAGGACCTTGACGGTCTGTCCGCACGTCTCGCGGAGGGTCTTGATGCCCTCGCTCGTGATGTAGCGGGTGTCCGGGTGCAAGCAGTTGTTGTGGGAGAACCCCAGTTCGTACATGCGGGGGATGGTGATGCCGAGCTTGGCGCACTCGGTCTTCATCCGCTTCTTGTCCCAGGTCTTGTCGTCCATCAGGGGGAACTCGACTCGCCACGGCGTCCATCCCTTGATGACGCCGGGCCGGCGGCGCTCCTCGGCCGCGTCGAGGCCGACGTACAGGATGGTGTCGGCCGGGTCGCAGTGCTCCTCCAGCCAGCGGCGGCAGGGCTTCTGCTTGAGTTCCTTCGTGCACGGCGCGATCCGGGAGTTTCCGAGGAAGTGCTGGTCGAAATACACCTGGAACGGGTTGCGGCCGTCGCACACGATGATCGGGGTGATGTCGAGGTGTTCGCTGGCCTGCCCTAGGAAGCGGTACGTGTCGGGGTGTTCCCACAGGGTGTCGGCGAACAGAAGGACGACGTTCTCCTTGCCGTATACCAGGACGGCGAAGACGGCGGCCCAGAACGATCCCAGGCCGCCGCTCATCTGGACGACATGGTGCGTCACGACAGCTCCGCTGTGCTGCGCAGGCTGGCGAGCCTGATGTGCGCGGCCACGTGCTCGACCATCGTGATGAGCTGGGCGGCGAGCCGTCCGGGATCGCCGTCCAGCATGTCCTTGAGCAGACTGTCGAACCGGGGCTTGTCGCGGGCCACGTAGGCCTGGATGACGTGGCTGGCCCAGATGAGCGCGGGGTCTGCCTCCGTCTCGGGGATCGGTTCCCCGGTCTCCGGGTGGATGTAGGTGAGGGTGAGTATGACGCCGAACGGGAGCCCGATGCGGGCGTGGATGGTTGCGCACCACACAAAGACGGCATCGAGGATGCCGGGCAGGCCGGTCTCGTTCACGATCGTGGCGACGAGTTGGGCCGTGGTGTCGTCGTCTTCGTGGAGGGCGGCAGTGATGGCCTGCTTGGCGTGTGAGACGGCGAGTGGGTCGTACGGCTGGGGAATGTTCTGCTCGGTCACCGCGTGTCCCTCTTCGAGAGGTCGTGCACGGTCTGCACGATCAGGCGCGGCTCGTTCTCCTCCAGGTCGAGGCGGCCGGTGAACCGCAGCCTGTCCTCGCTCGGCAGGAGCCGGTCGGCGCCCACCTCCGCGTACAGAGGCGGCTCTACGAGCGCGGTCATCAGGGCGGTGCCGTCGTCGAGGGTGAGCACCGCGCGCAAGCCCTGGCTGGTCTGCTGCTCGTCCTGGATCATGATGCTGGCTTCGACGGTGTACTCCCGGCTGGGGTCGAAGCATCCGTGGAGGTGGGTCAGGCGGGTGTAGGTCATCGGGCGTTCGCCTCTCGGCTCCGGCGGGCGTGGCGGGCCTGCACGTGGTCGAGGCCGACCGCGGTGAGCGCGAGCACGCGCACCTTCGGCCCGAGCAGCTCAAGCGTGATGAGCTTGTTGGTCGCGGCGGTGTTGATGGTGCCGTCGCCGCAGGTGTGCTCCCCGGCCTGCCATCGGCCGCGCGCGGAGGGGATGGGCGTGTAGGTGACGACGCCGGTCTGCTTGTAGTCAGGGTTGGCGGCGATGGCGTCGAGGAGGCGTTCGACGGCCTGGGGAAACTGCGGCGGTCGCGCGGCGGTGGTGGTGGGGTGGCTGGTCACTGCTGGCGGTCCTTCCTGGCGGTTCGGCTCTGGTGGTGGTCGAGGTAGTCGCGCCCGGCCTGAGTGATGCGCACGGGGTTGGTGAACCCGTCGCCGACGTCGATGAAGCCGCGGGCCACGGCGAGGGTGTGGAACGTGCTGCGGTTGACGGCGTAGTCGGAGCCGCGCAGCGTCCACCGGCCGTACGGGGCCGGGTCGAACATGACGCCGTCGCCGTCGTCGTGTTCGGCGATCGTCTTGAGCAGGGTGTGTGCCCCCGGCGGGAGCCTGCGGAGCGTTTCGTGGCGCGTTGTCATGGCTGGTCCTCTCTGATGTGGCGGATCAGGGTGGTCAGGTCCGGCGGAAGGTCCGCCTCGGGCTCGCCCATGGAGAAGGCGACGCGCACGAGCTGGACGACGTGCTCGCGGTCGATAAAGCGGGCCGCGGCCTCCTCAGCCGGGCTCGCCGGCAGCTCGCGTTCGGCGGCGGGTTCTTCCTGCTCGTGGAAGGTCTTCAGGGAGATGCCATATCGATCGCGGCGGACGAGCGGCACCCACGTGGCGCCGACGACGAGCCCGTGGTCGCTGATCGTCCCCTTGATGACGCGGGCGAGGTCGTCGGCGAACATCGGGAACGTGGCGGGCCCGTGCGGGTCCTTCCACGTCACGGGCCGGGTGATGCCGCGCAGCGCGCGAGCGTCATGGAGGTGGAGCGGTTGGGTGAACGGGTGCGGAGGCCGCCAGGTGATGCGGTCAGGGTCCACGCCCGCGGTGGTGGACAGCAGGTTGCCGTACTCGTCGTACGGCACGGTCGCCGGAGTGTGGCCGGGCTGCTCGTGCGCGGGCCTGGCCGGGCTCACTCCTCGTCTCCCTCGGCCTGGCTGATCACGGCTCGCTTCTCCATCACCTTCGCGAGCTCAGCAAAGGCGAGTGCGGCGCCCCGCTGCGCCGCCGCGGCAGGGTCGGCGGCGCTCCTGCGCGCGAGCGGGTTGACCCGGGCAGCCGGCGTGAGCCGCCAGCCGTGCCCGTTCAGGTCGAGCATGAAGCGGCGCGTGAACACCTCGACCGCCTCACGCTCGTCAGCGGGCGTCGCCGCCCACTCGCGCATGCGCTTGGCCAGAACCTCGGCGGCCTCGTCGATGGCCCTCATCTGGGCGTCGGCTCGGGTGCTCACGGCGCTGTCCCTTCTGCGCGCCGCCGCCGGGCGGCAGCGGTCTTGCGCTGGTTCTTGCGGCGCTCGACGCGCCGCTCGTCCTGGTCGGTGTCGGCCCAGATGCCGACCTGGTCGCCGATGGGGAAGCTGTGGATGTAGACGTGGCAGTTCCGCCGGACGGGGCAACCGCGGCACATCGCGCGGGCGCGAGCCTCGCGTGCGACCTTCTCCTCAGTGGTCTCGCGCAGTTCGCGCGGCAGGTCCGAGGCCGGGCCGAAGAATAGGTCGTGCCCTACGCGGAGGCAGGCGGCGTCTCGATGCCACGAGGGCGCTTGCGGTATGTTCACCGAGCCGGTGGCGCGCAGGTCAAGGGCGGTGCGGTAGCGGCTCATTCCGGCGGCTCCTCCGTGTCGGGGCTGAGCAGGCCGAGCACGTCGGCGGCGGCCAGATAGCGGTTGATCGTTCGCTTGTCCTTGCGCAGGCACGCCGCGATCTCGTCGCGTGCTTGGCCCTGCCGGGCGAGCTGGGCGGCCCGCTCGACCAGGTGCTGCGCCTCCGGCGTGCTGGGCATCCACGCCGGGGGCTGTGCCGCCTTGATCTCGAACCCGGCGGTGCGCAGCGCCCGCAGCAGACGGCGCGGGGTTGGGTCGGGGCGTGCCAGTTCCTCGGTGAGGACGGCGACCGGCGTGGTGGTGGTCATCTCCTACTCCTGGAAGCTGGTGTGGCGGTGGTGGATGTTCGGCTGGGTGGCCAGTCGCCGTGCGGCGTCGAGGTCGGCGGCGGTCAGGTGGCGGCCCTCGACGACGGCGACCGGGCGGGTGCGGTCGCCGTTCCAGACGGCGGCGCGTGGCCGGTCCGGCATGCGTGGTCGTTGGCGTTTCCGCCAACGAGCGTCGTCGGCGACGTCGGATGGGGTTTTCACGGTCCTTCCTTCCGGTGCAGGGTGACGTGGGCGAGCACGTGGCGATGCTCGGCGGGGACGTGGACCTCGGGGTGGCCGAGGTGGTCGAGGAGGAGCCAGCGCGCCCAGGCGGCGTCGCATTCGTCCTCGGTGGGGAAGGTGGCGCCCGCATAGGTGCGGGCGGCGTCGGCCATCTGCTGTTTGGAGGCGTCGCCGTCCCCGGTCGCGTACAACTTCAGGTGTTTCAGGTTGATGACTGCCACGGCGATCCGTGCCCGCCAGCAGGCCAGCCGGACGGTTCCGCCGATCTCGGCGAGCCGGTGCGTGGCCGAGGACCGCTTCTGGAAGGCGTAGTCCTCGATGCCGATCGCCTGCGTGCCCGCCTCGATGATGCGGCGGACGGTCTCGGCTTCCACATGGTCGATGCGCCGCATGTTGTCGGTCAGCGTCCGCCGCGCGCCCTTCCGTGCTCTCACCTTGGGTGCGGTGACGAGGCTCGTCGTGCCGTCCGGCAGCGCCAGCCCTGTCTTCTCGGCGGCCTGGTCGAGGCCGGACACGCGCGGCGTCGTCACGGGCGCTCCTTCGGGGCCGGGATCGTGTGCAGCTTCTGATCGCGAACGAAGTCCATCCAGACGCGCAGGCCGTCCTCGCCCTGCACCGCGTCCGGGGTCTGGGCCCGAGCACGCTCGTCACGCCGCCGCCGCTGCTCGCGCTGGTCGGCGCGGTGCGATCGCCACGCCCACACGAACCCGGCCGCGCCTGCCGCGAACACCACCGTGCCGAGCACGGTCATGGCCGCCCAGAACAGCTCCACCAGCTTCTCCAGGAGATCGATCACTGATCCACGACCTCCCTGGCCGCCTCCTGGCCGCGTTCGGCACGCAGCCGGGCGAGCTCAGCCTGCGCCTCGTGGAGCGCGTTCTCCGCCCGGTAGAGCCGGCCCGTCTTGTCCGCTTCGCCTGCCTGGGCGCGGCGAGCCTGGCTGTAGGCGCTGTCGCAGTAGTCGCGCAGTGCGGCGACCTGGCGGGCGGCGCGGCGGTAGCCGACGTAGTCGCCCACGCCGAACGAGGCCCCGGCGCCGATGCATAGGCAGACGACGGCCACGACGAACACGGCGACGCCGGTGTGCACGAGGCCGAGGACCCACACGGCCAGGCCCACCCCTGCGACGATCGACAGCATCGGCAGGGAAGGCCTGGGCGCGGGCGGCCGGCTGGGCGCGGTCATGCTTTCTCGACGGCCGGGGGTTCGAGGGCGGCCAGCACCTGCTCGGGCGTGCGGTCGCACCAGTCGTTCCACTGCGTCAGCCACCAGCGCGGGGTCAGCTCGTCGTTCTCGGGGTCGCGCCCCAGGTGGGTGGCGAGCTCGTCGATGAGGTTGTGCGCCGCCTCCCACTGGGGGTGCAGGTGGGCGTCGGCGCGGCGGAGCTTCTTGCGGGCGAGCGTGAACGGAGGGAGCCCGGCGGCGCGGCCGATGGCCTCGACGAGGCACACGCCGCGCTTGCCGGTCCGCCGGTCGGCGTAGTTGTCCTGGATCCAGCCGTCGCGGCGCAGCACGGCCTGGGCTTTCGGCCGGATCATGTCCGGGGTGACGTCGGTCACGTCGGTGGTGGTAATCATGCCCTCTCCTGGGTGGTTCCTGCGTTGGCCAGGTCTTCGGGGCCGCAGGGGGCGACACCGACCTCCTGGCCGGGATGGTTGAGGCCTGCCTGGACGAACGCTGCTGCCGCGGCCAGCAGCGGCAGCGGGTGCTCGGGGTTGAGCGCGACGTTGTTCACGAACACGAGCCAGAAACCCGTGGGCGCCGTCGCGGCGGGCGTGGAGACCAAGCCGTTCACGTGATCGGGCCCTCTCCGCCGGCGACGCGGCCCGGCAGTCCGAGGAATCCGAGCGGCGGCATCTGGCACGCCTCCATGGCGGGCAGGCGGGTGCCGTTGACCTCGTGCACGGCGCCGTGCACCGGGTCCAGGACCGCGAGCCGGGCGCAGGAGCACACGAGCGTTGGCCGCGACTCCTCGCTGCCGGGGTCCCGAGACTCGTTCTTGCCGACGAGCGCGAGGAGCTGTTCGCGGCTCTGGTGGAGGCCCGCGAGGTGGCGCTGGGCGGCGGCCTGCTGCTCGGCGATCTCCGCGTGGACGGCCTCGCGCCGGGTGTCGAGATCGGCGAGGTGCCGTTCGGCGCCGGTGATGGCGTCGTTGACCTGCTGGAGGCCCTGGGTGAGGAAGTTGCGGACGGCAGGCGTGTAGAGGGCCGGTGTGCCGGTCTCCTCGGGGAGGGCGTCGATCGACATCCGTGTGTCCTTTCTCAACGGGGGGTGGGGGTGCGCGCCCGTGCACGGGGCGCGGTGAGGATCAAGTAGTGCCGGTCTGCGCGGCGATGGCCTGCCGGTACGCGTCCGGCGTGATCTGGCCCTTGTCCGGGGCGGCGGACAGCGCCGTGAGAAAGGCCGCAAGGTGGACGTTGGACACGTCGTCCAGGCTGGTCGCGGGCTGCTTGCGGCGCCGGGCGTTTGCGTTGACCCACAGGCACAGGGCGGGGGTCAGCTCGTCCTTGGTGCCGTCCAGGTCGGTCCACACGGTGACGATTCGCACCTGGAGATCCTTGCGGCGGGCCTGCACCTCGGGTTCGAGCTTGCGGATCGCCTCGTCGGCCTTCGCGACGGTGAGTTGGGCGGTCGAGGTGACTTCGACGTTGCAGGCGCCCTGAAGCCACAGGAAGCGGGCGTCGTCACTGATGCCCGCTTCGGTGAACAGCGTGTTCAGCTTCGTGAGCGTCGCTCTGTTGGCGGCACCCACAGGCCGCCGCTGCTTCTGGGAAGCGGGGCCAGGCGTGGACTCAGCGGCCGGAGCCGCGGGTGGCTCCGACGCCGCTTGGGAGGCAGCGGCCTCGGTGGGCTGAACTTGTGGCCGGGCCGCCTGCGGAGCGGGAGGGTCCGGAGTCTCCCCGTCCAGGAACAGGCTCCTGCCGATGGCGGCCTGCACCTTCGTAATGTCGTCGCGGTTCAGCTCCCTGGGGTCGCTGACCTGCCGCTTCAGCACCTTGGACAGATACGCGAGCATCGCCGGGCCGTTGATGCCCTTGTTCAGCAACGCGGTGCCGAGATTGGCCAGCAGTTCCTGCTTGGTCGGCTCGTCGTCCCCGTTCTGCTCGCCGTCCGTGATGGCCCGCTGAGTGATCAGGGCGACGACGGAGCGGGGCTGATGTGTCGGCTGCTGCCCGCCTTTCTCCTCGGACGCGTCGTCTTCGTCGCGGCCGGGGTGGACGGTGACTTGGAGGATGTCGGCGTTCGGGTCGTCGTCGGTTCGAGTGCCCTCGTCGGCGTACGCGGCGGTGACCAACTCGATCGTCTGCGGCAGCAGCTTGACCAGCCGCGCTCGGATCATGGTCTTCTTGCCCTGCTCGTCGAACTCGGGCGAGTGCTCGCCGCTGTCCCACCAGGGACCGCTGGTGCGGGCCATGGCGTATTTGTTGCGGTGGCGGACCATCTGGGCATGCGTCATGGGCTCGGTGACATGCACTTCGCCTCGGTACTTCGCGATGGCGAAGTAATCCTCGGTCGGCCGCTGGTCGCGGCCAGCGTCGCGCCGGTTGGGCTCGTACTGGACGCGCCACACCCCGTCGTCGAACCAGGTCCGGAAGGCGTCACCCTCCTTGACCACGTACGCGCCCAGCATGGTGGTGTCGCGGTCGCGGTAGCCGATATCTGTCAGCCCCTTGTAGCCGACGATCAGCGTCGCATCGAGCCGGCCGCCCGCCTTCTTGTTCCGCATCGGGATCAGCCACGCGTGCCCGAGCGCGGGGACGTGCGGGCGGAGGTTGAGCTGCGCGCACGTCACTAGGCCGCCGATGACGCTGGGGGCGTAGACGTTGGCCAGGTCCGGGTTGTTCGCGAGCGCGTTGTGCGCGTCCTGAAGGAAGCGCTCGATGCGGATGCCCGGCGGCAGTGCCTCGCGGAATACCCGCTCGTACTCCACGATCTGGTCGTCCAGCTTCGCCAGCCGGTCCTTCTGCTGCGGGGTGAGGTCACTGCCCATCGGGGTCTCCTTCCAGGGCGGGAAGCTTGATCTTGTGGAGGTTCCGGACCGCCTGCACATGGGGGTGCGGTCCACGATTACGGCGGCGGGTGGCGATGACCTGGCCGTTCAGGTACGCCTTCTTCGCTCGCCCCATCTCGTCGGCGATGGCGGCCTTGGCGCCCAGCAGCTCGTTCTCGGCCGCGGCGGCGGCAATCTCAGCGTTGACGTAGCGGATGCCGACCGGGTCGGACACGCTGATGGACAGGCTCTCGTCGATCTCGGGGTGCGCTGCGCGCAGTGTTCGGTAGGTGTGCGGGTGGTGGTCGAGCGGCGGCTTGATGCCCCACAGCAGGTTCGTGCGGAACTCAGCCGCCTGCGCGACCAGCGCGCGGGCCGCCTCCTCGTCGTACTCGACGACGTACTCGGCGAACTCCAGGCCGGGCCCGATCATCACGACGTACCAGTGCGCCAGGCCGAAGATGTGCAGGTACCACATGACCTGCACCCAGTAGCCGAGCGGGATCTCGTCGGTGCCGGGCTCGCCCCACTCGTCGCGGTAGCGGGCGCTCTTGTACTCGCCGCCCGCCACGAGCCGGCCGCCCTGGTACACGAGGGCGTCGGGGTTGGCGAGCTTCCAGCCGCGGGCGTACGTGCCGGGGTGGTCCACGATCTCCCACTCCGGGTGCATCTTGCGGAAGTAGGCGGCGAGGGACGGTTCGAGGAGATAACCGCGTTCGGCGTCGTCGCTCGTCTCTTCGCGTTCGGCCCGGCCGGTGAGAATCATCGCCAGGCCGTATGGGGAGATGAACGTGTTCGCGCCGACCAGCGCGCCAGCATCGGTGCCGCCCAGCCGTGGCCCGTCCGGTCCCGTGCGGGCGGCGAGCCATTCGGGACTTCCCGGCTCGAACCGGCCGAGGAACTCCAGGGTGTCGGTGACGGTGCTCATCAGAACGGCGGCTCGTCGCCGAGGTCGCGGTGCTCGGCTTCCCTGCGTTCCCGGCCCTTGTACGCGATCCTCCAGGGGCTGTGCAGGGGCAGCAGTTCCTCGGGGTCGCTGGCAGCGTGGTTGCCGTGTTCGGTCACGAGGGTGACGGGCGTCCCGGGCTCGTCCTGGACGGCGAACCATTCGCGGTCCTTACCGTCTGTCCAGACATCGCCCCGCATGGGGGGCCAGTGGTGCGGGGTGTGGACGTCGATGGTGACGTCTCGGCTGTCCAGAGGAATCTTGAAGGTCAGCCGGGGAGTGTGGGACGCGGGAACGGTGACCCATAGATCCTGGCCGTCGAGCAGGTTCGCGTCGCAGACGATGGTGACCCGGAGGCGGTCCCCCGGCTTGATGTTGCGGCTCATCGGCGTCAGGCCTCCTGCTCCGCGAGGACGGCGCGGGCGGCAGCGATGAGCTGGCGGGCGGACTTCGGCCCCACTTGCGTGATGAGGAGGTCGCGGGCGGCGTCGGCGTAGGAGCAGTCCGGGTGGCTCGCCATGAGGGCGAGGTCGGCCGCGCGGTTGGCGGCGTGGTCGGCGTGGGGGCTGGTGGTCACTGCGTCTCCCTCGGGGTTCGTTGGCGGTTTCGCCAACGGGCCGGGTGCGGAATGTGGCGTTTCCGCTAGTGGTGGTGGTCGCCGCGAGACTCGTTGATCTTGGTCGTGCGTGTCTCGCGACACCTCCAGCCTACGCCTGAGCGACGCGCGTGTCACGCTCTGAGTGCGTCTCTCGCGCCTATCGGCAGGCGGCCAATCCAAGATCGACAAGAGCAGTAAGAGATCTTTACAGAGGCCAGCAGACGCGACCGGCGCGAGCGTGGGTGATACGCTCGCGTCGATCCCGGTCCGCCACGAGGGGATGCCGCCACCATGCCTGCCACCAGAACAACCCAGCTCAGCCCCGCCCTGGCGCTCCTCGTCCGCTACCGCAAACGCGAGGGCAGCCCCGAGCCCGAACTTCAGGTCCGCCCGCTCGCCCGCAAGATCTCCGAGGCGTCAGGACACAAGTTCAACGAGCAGTTCTGGCGACGACGAGAATCCGGCACCGTCACCGACATCACGGACAAGGACCTCGCCTGGTGGGCCTGGGGCATCGGCGTCCCCGCCGACGAGCTGGCCGCCACCGGCCGCACCGAAGCCGCCGACCTCCTGCGGCAGATCCTCACCGACCGGGAAGCCAAGGACGCCGCCGCCGAGCGGGCCGCCGACCGTGCGGCCGACGCCGTGGAGGGCTTCCTGCGGGACGCGTACGCCGAGATCGACGCCCTGAACGCCAGCGGCCCGGAAAAGGAGCGCATGAAGCGGTATCTGCTGGAGCGCGCCCGCCAGGTCCTCGACCGCGAGCAGGTCAGCACCACGAGTCTCGACCGGCGCTGACTCTGCCCTTCCGCCCGGACGGGGGACACCGGCGCGAGCCGCTGTCCCAGCATGCCCGGATGGTTCATCATGCCCCGCTCCTACCGTGCTCTGTGGTGATCGCCGCCTTGTGTGACGCCTGTGAGGCCGCGTTGGTTGGCGCGATCCGTGGGAATGTTGTGGCGTTGATTCTGGCGAGGCGGCGGGCATGCCGCGCGCCGGAGCGCGACGCTGACCACCACCTGAGCCCATAGTGCACGTCCGCGATCACACGCGTCCCGGCGTAGAGCGGTACCACCATCCATGCGGCAAGCAGCAGAAGAACCCGCGGGCTCATCTCATGCGCGACGGCTAGCACGAGCGCGGGCGCGGTCATTCCCGCCATCATCGACGCCACGTCAGCCAGCCAACGACGACGGTGCCGCGACCGGGTCTGTGCGTGCTGTGAGCGTCCTCCAGCCGAGTTATTCACTACGGGACTCCCAAACGGGTAGCGGAGAGGGCATTCGCTTGAGAGGCAACAGCTAAGACCATTCTCGTTTCTCGTTGCCGATGAGCGACAGTACGGAGAATCGGCAGGATGTGGGGTTAGTGAGCGGTTAGGATCCGGTTTGCCTTTCGCGGGTTCGGTCATGTTCTCCCAGGCACAGGGGCTGTCTCCTCTTCGCGCAGCACAGCCTGTCAGTCAGCGGCCTGGATCGTGAGCGCCGAAGTGCCTACGATTGCGGCGTTGTTGGCTGCTTGCCGCTGTGAGGCGCGGAAATGAGTTCGTCGGCGCCCCAACTCGAAGGTGGAATATGTCATCGATCGACCAGACGAAACCCTCCCCCGCACGCATGTACGACTTTCTGCTGGGCGGCAAGGAGAACTTCGAGATAGACCGGCAACAAGTGCAGATCGTGCTTCAAGACGCACCGGAGGCCCGGGACGCGGCGGTGATCAACCGCAGGTTCCTCGCAGCGGCGACCGGCTACGCAGCGAGCTGCGGCGTCAAGCAGTTCCTGGACGTCGGCTCCGGCCTGCCCACCCAGGACAACGTGCACCAGGTCGCGCAGCGGATGGTGCCTGACGCGTCCGTGGTGTACGTCGATAACGATCCCACGGTGCTCCTTCACGCCCAGGGGCTGCTCAATGACCCCAGGACCGGCTACATCAACGGGGACGTGATGACTCCCGCCGAGATCATCAGCAACCCCGTGACTCAGGAACTGATCGACTTGACCAAGCCGGTCGCGCTCCTGCTGGTGGCCGTCCTGCACTTCGTGCCCGACGGGAACGACCCGTACGGCATCGTCCACGACCTGATGGAGCAGTTGGCGCCCGGGTCGATGCTCATCCTCTCGCATGTCACCACCGACGAGATGAGCCCCGTCGTGTCCGAGCGGATCTCCCGGCAGCAGTTGGCAGTCCCGCTGAACCTCCGATCCGGAAAGGAGATCCTGCGGTTCTTCGACGGACTTGACCTGGTAGACCCGCCCGGCTTTGTGTTCACCGAGCAGTGGGCGCCCGGCAAGGTGTTGTCTGCCGACGCATCCCAGCCGCTGAAGCTCCGTTGCGGGGTCGCCGTCAAGCCGTGACTTACGTCACCGCGGCGAACTTGCGCTTGCAACGTTCGGCGTGATGGTCTGTGCCTTCGCCCTCGTACTGCGTAGCCGCTGCGGCGTACCGCTCGGCCGCCTCCCCCTGGCGGCCGAGCCTCATCAGGGCGTCGCCTTCCATCTCCAGGTACGTCGCGTCGCCGGCCACATGCCCGAGCGGGCTCACGAGATCGACGCGGCGCCTGCAGAGGTCGAGCACCGCGTCATAATTCCCCGCCGCCAGCTCGACTCGGCCCATCATCCACAGCGTGTAGGCCAGGTAGGCCTGCTCCCCTGTTCCGGTCGGCATCGTCTGGGCCAGCCTCACCGCCTCCTGGGACCGGGTGAGCGCCTCGTCGTACAGGCCGCGCTGGGCGAGCACGAACCCCAGGACGCGCAGGCAGGCCACCTCCGTGTGGATGTCGCGTGCTGTCTGGGCGATGTGCAGGCCCTGGACGGCGTCGGCGGTTGCCCGTTCGAGATGTTCTGCACGCCCCTCCCCGTGCACCTGCTCGCCCGCCCAGGCCCGAGCAGCCAGCGATCGTGCCAGGCCGCGCCGATCGACTATCGATCGGAACACCTCGGAGCTGAGATCGAGCATAGGTATCGCCCGCTCGCCCCCTCCAGGTGACCGGATGATGAGGATCGCGAGCCGAAGCCGGGCTTCGGCCGCCAGCCGTGCGTCACCGGCGGCGGTGGCGGCCTGCATGATGAGTCGCCACATGTCCTGGGCCGCCCGGCTGCGGCGGGCCCAAAACAGGTACGAATGGATGCGCAGCGCGACACTGGTGGCGCTTTGGACGCGAAGCTCGTGGCAGGCGAACCGGACCACCTCCAGGAGGTTCCCGATCTCGGAGGCAAACCATGCCTGCGGGTCAGCCTGGATGAGACGCCGCGCCAGAGGCGGTGCGTACAGGGACGCGCTGAGCCGGGCCGGAGGAGGGTTGTTCGGCTCATGCGGGATCAGCGAGTCGGCTAGGTCAGCCAGTTCGAGCCAGCCAAGGAGGAGCCGGTCCACCACCGCGTCGTTTTCAGCGACACGCTCGGCCAGCCGATCAGCGGCGAAGGCGCGCAACAGCCCGTGCTGGCGGTAGCGCGGGCGGCCGAGGGCGTCGGTGCCGGCGGGCGCGACGAGACTGTGCGTGATCAGCGTTTCCAGCGGCTTCTCGGCGTCGGCCCCCATCAGCATCGTGGCGACCCAGCTCGGGAAATCACCTGGGCCGGCCAGCGCCACGGCGCGGAACGCGCGGCGAGCGTCTTCTTCCAGGGCGCGGTAGCTGTCGGCGGCGATGCTCGCGGACACCCCCAGCTCGTCGGAGTCGAGCTCGGCCAGACGGTCGGCGAAGTACCGCAGACTCCAGTGTGGCTGTGCTGTCAGGCGCGCCCCCGCCACCCGGATTGCGAGCGGGAAGCCGTCGCACGCAGCCGCCAGGGCAGCGGCGGCCCCTGTGTCGGAGGCGATGCGGTCGCGGCCGATGATCTCCCCAAGCAGGTGCAGGGAGTCGTTGGGGCGAAGCGGGTGGAGCCGCAGGCGCATCATGGCGCCTTCGGCCAGGTGCCTGCGGCTGGTGATGATGACGCCGCACCCGGCCGTGCCCGGTAACAGCGGGTTGACCTGGTGGGATCCCAGCACGTCGTCCAGAACGAGCAGCACGCGCCGGTTGGCGAGCAAGGAGCGCAGCAGCGCGGTGCGCTCGGCCGGAGTACGAGGAAGGTCTTGCGGGTGGACTCCGAGCGAGCCGAGCAGTTCAGCGAGGACCTGGCTGACATTACGCGGCCGTTCTGAGAACGCCTCGACGCGGACGTACAACTGGCCGTCCGGGTACGCGTGACGGACCAGATGCGCGACATGGACCGCCAGCGCGCTTTTCCCCACGCCACCGGGGCCCGTGATCGAGGCGATCCGGACGCCGGTGCCTTTCTCGGCCGAGGTGAAATAGCCGACGAGCCGCTGCACCTCCTCCTCGCGCCCGGTGTAGTCGGTGACGTCAGGGGGGAGCTGCGCGGGCGGCGGCCAGGCGAGCGGCGCGGCCGATGCGCGGGAACTGCTGGTCACCAGGCGGTCCTCGTCGTTGGCGATCTCCTCCCGGAGGTGGCGCAGGCCAGCGCCAGGGCCGACGCCTGTTTCCCGTACGAGCAGCGTGCTGACGGCCTCGAAGTGCTGGAGCGCCCGAATGCGTTCGCCACTGCGGTGCAGGGCGGTCATCAGCAGAGCATGCAGCTGCTCCGACAGCGGATCGTGAATCAGTTCGTGGCGCACCGCGCTCACAATCTCGCGATGCTGCCCGACCTGTAGCCGGGCCTGGAGCAGCGCCATCACCGTGTCTCTGCGGTCGGCCAGCAGGTCGTCACGCGCCACCACCAGCGTCCCACCGCCGCCGGGCGCGTCCGCTAACGGCGGCTCACCCCACAGGGCCAGCGCCCGGGAGAGCACGTTCGCCGCCCTCGCGTGGTCGCCGCGTTCCGCGAACGCCTGGCCGTCGCTGCGCAGAGCCCGGTATTCGTTCAGGTCGAAGCTATCGCTGGGCAGGAGATCGAGGCGGTAGCCGGCCGGGCCGCCCGCGGGGATACGCTCCGGCAGGAGGAGACGCAGCTCAGACACCTGAGTTTTTAGGCCCCCTTCGCGGCCCCAGTCGTCGCCCCACAGAGCCTTCATCAATTCTTCGGCGAGGATGCCCGCTGGGCCCGCCAGCAGCAGCGCCGCGACGAGGCGGCGTTTGAGAGGAGACAGGGCGATCTGCTGGCCCTCGGCGTGGACGGTGAGACGCCCCAGCACCTCAAACCGCATGTGGTGTCCCCCTCTCTCCCAGGTATGAGCGGGTGGTGATGGCACGATCAGTAACCCACCTGGGGGGAAGTCACAATGGTGATCGTGTCCGCCATGGTGCCGCACGATGTGCCCAAGAGCAACGACGAGTGCTTTCCTCTTCCGAGCGCCGGTCCGGAGACCCTGGCGTCACGTCACGGTGACCCCGTATCGTCACTACGGCCATGCAAGCCGATGTCTGTGATCGCGCCCCACAGGGGACACCGAATTAGCGCAACCACAGGGGGTTTCATGCACCGGTCAGCCCGGATCGCCGCCACGGCCATCGCCACCGGGGCCGTCCTCACGCTCCTGGCCAGTCAGATCGGCCAGGTCGCCCCGGCCGTGCTTGCCACGGCGGCCGGACTCACGCTCCTCGCCACAGCCACCACGGTCCACGCGATCCTCCGGCCTGCCCAGCGGCGTCCCGTGGACGAGGCGTACGTCCGCTCCTTCGACCGGGTCAGCGCCCGGTTGGACCGCATGCGCTAGCCTCGGCGGGCCGACGAGCCGTCCGCGCGCACCGCGAGCCTTCGGCGGAGCGCGAAAAGGCCCCGGCCGGAAGGGGTGGATTTCCGGGCCGGGGCCTTCGCTGCGCGGGAGTATGCAGATCACGCGCGTGTACGGGGCACTCTATGCGTTCAACTGGCCGCTTCGCCAGACAGTTCCGGGGTCCACGCGGTAGGCAGGCTGCCAGCCGAGCCGGACAGCGTGATTGTTGACCAGCTCCCGCCAACCCTCCGGAGCGGGCCAATCCGGGAGTCCGCCGTCGCCGGTGAAGTACACGGTGGCCGCGTCCGACCATGCGATGCCCATCTTCTCGGCGTCGGCCTTCACCGTGTCGATGGCGAGGGTCAGCGAGTCCACCTGGTCACCGCCCCCAACGAAGTACCGCGTCCGCAGCGTGCCTTCCGTGGAGATCCGGCCGCGGCCAGGGTCGTCGTCGCCGTGCCCGTCGTCGTAGAAGTCCACCTGCGCACCCCAGCCGTCGCGGCCGTCGCAGCTCACGGTGATGCCGGTGGCCCAGTACCGGGGGCCGATCATGTCAGGTCCCTTCGGTCGAGCTGGGCCTGCACTGCGACCTCCACTTCCGGCGGCACATCCCAGACGTTCTGCCAGCCCCGGCACGGCACTGGCTCGGCAACCGGCCGCACGTTGGCCAGCAGCCAGTGGCACTGGCCCGGCGCCGCCCAGGGCGACGGCGAGTCCCGGACCACGTCCACCAGCTCGGCGACGGCCACGATGGAGCCGAACTCGAACCGGTCGTCGCGGAGCAGCGGCCCGGCGAGCTGGCCGGCGGCGGCGATGATGCGCGGGTCGGCCGCGCCGTACTCGTCCCAGGGCTTCCCAGCGTGGATTGCGAGCTCGCCGCGGTGGCGGGTGCCGCGCGTTCGGTTCTCGACGTCCTTGTCGCCGAACGCGATGGCCCAGGCCCAGGGCTGGTAAACGGTCAGCGCCTTCACGCTGCTGGCTCCCATCGTGCTGCCGTCCGCATCGTGGCCACGATGACCTCCAGCGGCCGGGCGATTCCGACATGGCCTCCGGCGTCCGCCCACTCACCGACACCGCTAATGATCGCTTCGGGACTGCTGTCCCCCGGCGTGACCAGCCCGTGGTGCTCCAGGTACTGGACGAGGTGCCAAGCGGCATCCTCGGCCGCTTGGAAGCGGGCGTCGTTCCGGTCTCGGTTTCCTTCCGCCCACGCGTCCGGCTCCAGATCGCACGCGACCGCGATGGCGCCCAGGGGGCATAGCCTGCGCGCGGCCTTGTGGTCGGCCTCGCTGTCGAACGCCACCCCAGGGAAGGTCTGCTCACGGTCGTAGTAGAAGTGGCGGACCAGGCCGTTGTGTTCGATGACGCCCGCGGCCCGCTCCAGTACGGCTCTCTGTGACACGTCGATCACTCGCCGCCGCCTTCCGGGGCGAACACGAAGTGGTTCAGGTGCCTGCTCGGGGAGTTCTCGGAGATCGTTAATACGGGCCCCTCGAACGCGAACTGCGTGCCTGCGGCAAAGCTGAATGACCAGCCGCCGCCACTGAACTCCAGGCCCAGACTGGCGTCCCCGAACGTGACGACCTCGATCGGTGAGGTGAGCGTGCACCCGACCGTTACGTGCGGGATTCCGTTGTCGAAGGTGGGCGAGGTGCGCACGAGCACGAACGGCTGGTCTCCGAGCGTCGCTCGGAGCCGGTCGGCGACTCCATGGATGTTCTCCGCCGTGAGGTGGCCGTGGTGGCTGTGGCTGTCCAAGCTCATAGTCCGTACGCCTCCGTGAGCAGGGTGATGATCTCCTGCGCGGCGCGGCGGTCCGCGACCGGGTCGTCCTCCTCGATGAGCGCACCAGGGTGCTCATACAGCTCGGGGTACGTCTCGTCGTTGAGCTCGTCGCCGAGCGAGGCGATCTGGTGAGCCGCGCGGTGCACGCACACCGGGTTCTCCTCAACTCCATCGACGGTCGTGGAGCCGATCTGCACCTCCCCGTAGGGTGAGCCGTCACTGCCGCGCGGCAGAAGGAGCCGCCGCACAAGGGCGAGGAGGTCGTCGCGGGTCGCGTACGCGGTGACGTCGGTGCCGCTGAGGTTGGCGGTCTCGTTAATGCAGGTGGGCGTGGCCATGAGGTTCCTTCTGGCACATCGGAGGTGGTGTCGGCATCGTCGCGGGAGAGGAGCCCGGCGTCGGCCAGTGCGGTGTGGATGCGGCCCGGCAGGTCCACGCCGGCGGCCCGCAGGGCGGCGGCGGCCTGGACGGTGAGGCGGGTGAGGAAGGCGGCCAGGTCGTCGGCGGTGCCTTCCTCGATGGCGAGCAGGTGGAGGTTGTCGTCGTCGATGAGGGTGAGGGCCCACTGGCCCGGCCGGGGTGGAGGGATGAGCTCGTCGTCCTCATCGACAGGGCTGGGGCGCGTGTCGTTTCCGTCCTGGATGACGATGCGGAGGACGTCGGGGTGGCTGCCGAGCGTGCTGTACGGCATCAGGAGCCTGCCTCGGGGGTCCAGGCGGCGATGTAGGCCGTCTTCTCTTCCTCGGTGAGCCTCGTGACGTCGCCGGGGTTGATCTGGTCGTTGGCCAGGTGGCCGTGCCAGTCCACGGACAGGTCGCCGTTCTCGAAGACGGCGACGACGGTGCCGACGTGGTCGGGCCAGACGAGGCTGCGGACGTAGTTGCCGGGGAGGATCGGGGGGGCGGTGGTGGTGGGATCGGTCATCGGCATTTCGTGGTCCTTTCTCGTTGGCGGTATCGCCAACGATTCTGCCGGAGATGGCCGCAGGCGGCGCTGTGGTGGTCTGAGATGGCGTGATCGACTCTCTCCTGGAAACGGATATACCGGACACGGCTTTGTCGCGAGACACGTACAGGAATACGGTAGAGATCGCACTCAAGCCGCCACCGCGCCCACACGCCCCACCCCAGGAGCAGCCCACATGACCCGCGAGGAAGATCAGAACCCCCTACAGCTCACGTTCCTCGAACCTGATGCGCTGTCTCAGTTGGCGGGCTCGCGAACGGCCACTCCTCACCCTGCTCCGGAACGCCGCCGCGCTGCCACCTGGATGAATCTCATCAATACCGGGACACGCCTGGATGCGGTCACCAACGAGCGACTTACCCACGTCTGCAAAGCGACCGGGCAGGGGCTGCAAGACGTGTGGGAAGCTGCGATCAACTTCTATTGCGACCAGTTCTATCCGCCCATTCCCAAGGAAATGCCGGACGAGACTGACCTCGACATCCCTCGTTTCACCCGCAGAACACACGCGTGGAACGAGGATGGGGACGAGGGAACTCTGGTCACAGCCCGACTCAAGCAGAACACCCGCGCTCGGCTGGTCGAGGCATGCCATCGCATGCGTGAGAACGGCAACGTGGTGATCACGGATGCGCTGAACGCGTGGTTCAACCACCTCGACAAGGGCGGCCGACCCTAGCCGGCTGCGAGGCCGGCTAGGGTCGGCGTCTCATTCAGGCGGCAACGCTCGACGTGCACGACTCGGCCGCCGCGATGGAGCCTGATCAACGCGCTCAGCTCGCACGCGCACCGGCCTGGCCGGTACCCAATCGTCGGGCATCGCGTCGAGGAAAAACCGCCCGCCTCCACCGCGGTGGCTGGCCCGGTTCACGCTTCCGGCCCGCAGGTCGGATTCCTCGCTCGCCAGGAGCCGAACCAGGCGGGCGACGACCTCGGCCGCCAGTTCGCCGTCGTCGTCCATGACGCGGATCTGTACCATTACACTCTCCCGATGTTGAGCAGGCCGGTTAGCCAGCCAGGGCACGTCACGATCGCGGACCGGTGGCAGGTCCACGCCCTCGTTCTCGTTGGCGATACCGCCAACGAGTCATTGCCTGCCTACGTCCTTGCCGGAGCCAAGTCGCCACCGGGTAACCGGTCGCGGTACGCAGAACTCCCGATCATCCCGGAAACCCGGCACCGACTCCACCAGGCACTCGCGTTCCATCCGCTCCAGCGTGGTCCGCAGCTTCGCCGTGACTGGTAGGCCCAGCACGCGACGTAACTCACCATGGGTGAACAGCTTGCCGGGGTAGGCCTCCAGGTGGGCGAGCACGCGCGGCATCCGATCCTCGTACGCCCGCGGCGACCGGGGACGGCCCTCCATCGCGACGAGGTGCCGGTAGACGCTGCGCTCGTGCATCCCGAGCCGGGCCGCGATGACGGGGACGGCGTAGTCGCAGGCGACGAGCTCGGCGATGCGCGCCCTTCGGTTCCTGGTCCGCTCCCACGTCGGCATGGCTACACCGCCTCCTGGGCCGACTCGACGGCCAGGGCGATGTCCGGATGGAGTTGCCACCAGTACACCGGCTGGTGTCGCGAGAAGATGCCGTCGTTGCGGGGCTTGACCGTGCACGTCACCAGCTTCTCCCGTTCCATCCGCTGCAGCGTCGAGGCCAGGACCGCAGAGTGGTCGCCCAGCACTCTTCGCGCCAGCTCGAACCCGGTGAACTGTGATCGCGGGTATCGGCACAGGTGCACGAGGATCAGCGGCATCCACTCGTCGTAGTGGTCGAGCTTGCGGCACCGCCCTTCCATGTCCCGCAGGTACCGGAAGACGGTGCGCTCGGTCACGCCCAGCCGGGCGGCAAGGCGACGCGGCGAGGAGATCCCCTCCCGTTGCAGGAGGGTTCGGCACTCGGCGATCCGCTCGTCTTTAGGGCTCATGGGGCCGCTCTCAGCCCGAGTTCGTCCATCAGTTCGCCCAGCCGGGTGCCGCGCGTTTCGACCTCTCCCTGCTCGGCGATGAGCCCGGCGGCACGGGTCTGAGCCTGCTCGATGGTCAAGCCCTCGGCCTCCATGAGCGTGGCCATGAACGCGTCCACGCCCCGCGCCGCGTCCTCGGCCGCCGCGGCGATGAGCTCCGGCACCCCGTCCGCGGTCGCAAGGGTGAGCTGTGTGAGGTCGCGGGCGACGCTGCGCGCGAGGTAGGCGAGGATGTCGGCGGGTTGGACCGGAGGCACCTCGACCTCGGCCGCTGTGGTAGCGGGGGTGTCGTTGAGCTGGGTCATGGGGTTCTCCCTCCGTAGATGGGGATGCTCGGCCGATGTCGCACGGCCGAGTTAGGAATGTCGCTGAAGCGGGGCAGCACCTGGCGGCCGGCATACAGAGCGGGCAGCTCCAAAGCGACGGTCTTGGGTGGGGGCGGGATGCTGGCCAGCATCCGCTTCCGCCACGCCAGGGCGTAGACAGGGCAGCTCGAACAGGTCTTGCCGCCGCGGGGATGGGTGTGCTCTGGGACGTCGATTCTGAAGTCGTCGGCGTTCTTCCGGGCGTTGGTAGACCACGCCATGGAGTCCGCCGAGACGAGGAGATGCCCGAACCGGCGCAGCCCGAGAGTCTTCACGCCGAACCCGTGCATCTTCAGGCCGAGACTGGCCAGAGCGGTAGGACACGGCCGATCTCGAGGGTGGACTGCATCCGGCACACCGAGCCGACACTGACCAAGGGCGCTCTCGTCAGGTCAATGCCGTACCGGTCGAACTCGTCCACGTGCCGCAGAAACGCGTCTCGGCCGTCGCCCTGGAGCGGCGGAACGAACAGCGACCTACCGTCCGGCGCACCCTCTAGAAAGCGCAAGCTCAGGTAGTTCTCGATGCTCCAGCGCTGATGACACCGCACGGAAGCGCCCGAGCTGGCCAGAGCGGGCGGTTCACACATCCAGTCCTGGCAGGCAGCCCACCGTAGACTGCCGATCTCGTCGGCGAAGCGCTTGACCGCCCGCACGTAGTCGCGCGGCGAGGTCGTGTATCCGCCGTGCGTGGTCACCTGGTTGAATCCGCCCGAGTCCAGCATCCACGGCACGACGGCGCGCGGCAGTTCGCCCTTGAGGTCGGCGAGGTGCCGGTAAGCGACACACAGCGGCACGCCCACGTCCGCACGCCGGAGCCAGGACCCGGTGTTGGCCCCCATGAAGAAGACCTCCACCGGGTCACCGTCCGGCCGCCATCGCAGCGAGCAGCAGGTCCACGTGGCACGCCTCATCGAGCTTGCACCGGCATGCCAGCGCCTGCCCGTCCAGCTCGGCGCGGGCACGTTCGACGAGCTCCGGGTGCGAGTGGAGGTGCTGGCGGTAGAGGTCGAGGACCTCGCGTCGGCTGTGCACCCGGCCGTCGCAGCCGGGCCGCCAGCAGCCGGCGCCGGAGAGCGTGTGTGGGTTCGCGTACGGCGACCGCTTCAGGTGCGGCCCTTCCCGGCCGCACCAGACCGCCCCGTCCGGGAGGCGGGGGTGGAAGAGGTCCCCGGTGACCTGGACGCGCTTGGTCTCACGCATCGGGGTACTCCGTCCACGTCTCGTCGTCGAGGACGGCGCCCGCCTGGTGCTTGCCGACGTTCTCCATGACGATGCGGTGGCCGTGCTCGTCCACGGGGTCGCCGATGTAGGCGAAGCGCGGACCCTGGTTGCCGACGCCGACCATGCCAGACGGTGTCCACGCGCCCCACTGTTTGAAGAAGAACGGCACGCCCGCCGCGACGCACTGGTCACGCAGGCCGCGCGCCCAGTCGGGGTGCATCGGACGAGCCTGGGGTCCGGACTCGCCGCCGGCCACGACCCAGTCGAGCGTCGCGGGGTTCTTCCAGGGGTCCAGCCATTCGCTTCGCAGGACGATGCGACCGAGCAGCGGTTCCGCCGAGATCCACCGAACGGCGATGTGCGGGGTGTCGAGCAGGATGGGGATACGAAGGTCGGCCCACTTCTGGTCCTCGACCGACACACCGATCTGCACGTTCGGCAGCGGCCGAACCGGCATCCAGTACCCGTCTGCGCTGGAGTCAGAGGTGAGTTGCATGGCCGACGCCGACCGGTACTTGCCCCGCACCTTCGCGAGCGCGATGCCGCGGCCTGCCTCGCCGACTGCCTTCCAGAAGTCGTCTGAACGGAGCATCGCCCGCATGCGGCCGGGCGTCTTGGTCAGGATGAGGTAGGTGTGCTGGGGGGTCATGGCCATGACCGCGAACGCGTGCGCGATCACGTCCTCGGGGACCTGGTCATCCCACAGGTCGGAAAGGCTGTTGACGAATACGCGGCGCGGTTCCCGCCACTTGAGTGGCTTGTCCAGGCGGTCGCGCAGGATGTTCACCTGGCCGGTCCAGTCGCGGCCGTGCTCGGTGCGGTGGGTGAGGCCGGCGAACGCGGTGGCCACCTTCGGGTTCGGGTTCCCAGCCCGTATGGTCGCCTGGATGATGGCGTAGCAGCCGCCTCGCTTGTCGCCTTCCCAGCGGGGCATGCCGCAGCCGGGCGACCGCTTCGTGCAGCCTATGACGAAGTTCCAGGTGGATCCGCGTCGCCCGTCAGGGCCTCGGAGCCATTCGATGTCGCTGTTATCCGACATGGGCGATCTCCTTCGTGGTGGTGGTGAGGGGTTCGGGGTAGCGGTAGACCCACAGGCCGCGCGCCCCGTCCGCGATCTCGTTCGCGGCGGACGGCTTCTGGCGGGGGCCGCCCATGGGGCCTTTCGAGGTGCGGAGCTTCTCCCAGCCGTCGAAGCGGTACAGGTTGCCGGGGGTACCGGGCAGCGAGGTGGACGACACCGCCTCGATGCGCGGCTGGCCACTCGACTTCTCGGCCGAGCGGGCGTCCCACCCGGTGTAGGTGCCGAGCCACAGCGGGACGAGGTACAGGCGGGTGATGCGCAGGACGGCCCGCAGGCATTGCTCGTCGCGCCGGTCCGGCGAGCGGGCGATTCTGGCTAGGTCCACCGTGTTGTAGCGGTGCAGGCCCCGGTCTTTGCAGACCGAGGTGTTCACGGTGCTGGCCAGGATCACGGCGGCGGCGACCCGGCCGCGGTCCTCCATGACGAACCCCAGGGAGCCGTACGGGCGCTTGTACGGTCGGCCCTCGGGGTGCTCGTCGCTGGGGAGGTGAAGCGGGTGACGCCAGCGGATCAGCAGCTCCGCGACCTCATCCACGTCCACCTGGTAGAACGCGACCACCGGGGACATGCGTAGGGCCAGTTGGCGGCTCATTGGACGTGCTCGCGCGCCCACTCCAACTGCGCGACGGTGGCGGAGTCGGGAGTGGACGAGCTCCACGAGTTCGCCCTGGCCGCTTCGAGGCAGGCGTCGGGGTCGCTTTCGATGTCGCCTACCTGCGCCCACCGCCAGCCCTGCCGGTAGCCGATCGGGACTCGGACGTATCCGCAGTAGCCGATGTTGTTCGGATCGGTGGTGCAGGTGGCGGACAGGATGACGATCAGCGGGTCAGGACCTTCCACGTGGTGCACGCGCACGGTGTAGACCCGGCCGTCGTAGGGGACGCTGCGTTCCATCGGTTTCTCCTTGGTGGTGGAATGACCGCCGCCAACCCGGTGACCGCCGGCGGCCGGGAGGCGTTAGCCGTTGGTGCGGGCGAAGTTGTGGCCGCCGTCGTCCACGGCGAGGTCGGCCAGGCGGAACCCTGCCGGGTTGCCCTTCCAGGTGACCGGGTCTCCGGGGGTGGCTGGTGTGCCGGGCGTGAGGGGGTGCTGGGACAGCCAGGCCCACAGGTCTCCGCCGACGTGGCAGAGGCCGCCGCCGTGGTCGGCGTCGATGTAGATGTCCGAGTTGCCGCCGTACCCGGCCGCGTCGTGCTCGGCCCACACGCACAGTAGGTAGCCGGGGGCGCCCGCCTCGGTGATGCGGGCGAGGACGGAGGTGATGAGGTGCTCGTCGTAGCCGTCCCTGAGGGCTCCGGCGAGGTCGGCGATCTCCTGATACCAGGGCGGCGCGTTCCGCATGATGTCCGCGTGCCGCTCAGCCAACCCGGACAGGACGACGCGGACATTGGCCAGGCATGCGTCACCGAAGAGCCGAATGTCCGTGAGAGTCAGTTCGTCGTGCTCGGCCAGGATGGCGAGGGTGCGGATGCCCTTCCGGAGGAGGCAGTTGCGAGCCTGGGCCTTCAGGTTGGGAAGGAGGCGAATGTCGGTGTTGCCGGGCAGGCCGGTGGCGTTGACCAGGTCAGCGATCGTCCGAGCAGTGGTGGCGCTGATCGACATGGTTCCTCTTTCATGGTTGGTAGGTCGTTGGCGTAACCGCCAACCTTTAGGCGCCGTGAAGGGCGATGCGGAGTCGGTCGCAGATCCACCGGCCGACCGCCGGGCTGACGGCGTTGCCGTAACCGTCGATCTGGTCGCGTGCGGAACCCCAGACGATGAAGGTGCCTTCGTGGTTGCCGAGGCTGACGTCGAAGCCGCACCCAGCCCCGACCTCCTCCTTGAGCATCATGCGGAGGTAGCAGTCCTCCAGCTTCAGGTTCGCGAGGACCTCGGTCCATTGGGCGTGGAGGAGCGCCGTCGTGTCGTGGGCGGTGACCGTTCCGAGCGCGTCGCTCAGGGGGTGCGGAGCGGTCTTGCCGTTCTCCTTGTACCAGCCGGAGAAAAGCAGGGCCATGGTGTTGTCTGCGATGACGGTCTTGAGCGGCTGGTCCACGCCTGCCACCCGCCGATCGATGCCCTGGTTGAACTGGATCTGGCCAGCCGCCATGAGCAGCCCTGGCACCTGATCGGACGTGACGGTCGGCATCGCTTCGGCGTGCGACGTCGGAAGGGTGTTCTGCCGGAACGGAACGACACCGGCCGAGAGCAGCGCCAGCGTCTCCGAGCCGACCTGCGTAGGCAGCGCCTCATCCAGACCGCGCGGTCCGCCCTGGAAGTTGTCCACGGCGGCGAGCAGGACCGCTTTCTCGTGCGTGGTCGTGACGGTGTCCATCGGCTGAGTAATGTGCTGGCCGTCGCCGTTGTGCCGGTGCGCGGCCATCACTTGCCCTGTCAGGGCAACCGGGGGTGTGAGCAGCGCCTGCGTGTTGGTTCCGGTCTGAGACGGCAGCGGTTCGCTCAGGTCACGCGTGCGACAGTCGGAACCCGGCCGCTCGTAAGTGTTGCCCGCGGCGGCGATGAGCGTGCCCGTCGAGAGGACAGCCGTCTCCTGCTGACTGGTCTGCGTCGAGAGAGGCTGCCACGGGTGGCGCTCGGACCCGTGCGCGGCCTTAGCGGGCATGAGCACTGCGGGGAACTCGGCGAACTTCTGCCTGCACCGCTCGGCGCGAGCCATGGTGGAGGGTGCGAGCCGGCTCATGATGGTCTTGCCGGTCTTCTTGTCCGTGAACTCCTTGAGCGGCCGGTCACCAATCTTCGTGCCCAGGTTGGAGAGGTCGAGCGCGTTGATCGACGGGGCGTACGGCGGGATCACGATCCGCCGACAAGAGGGGCACCGGTACTCGTACTGCTTGCCGTAGCGGACGCTGCCGGTGGGCGGGATGCCGGTCTTCCACGTCCATACAGCTTGTACGATCTTGCCCTCGAAGCTGCACCACGACTCGGGCCGGTGGTCCAGGTCCGGGGTGGGCAGGCGCTTGTCGCAGAAGATCCAGTAGCCCCGGTCGCGGGACTGCGGGACGTCGAAGAACATCGAGTTCAGGTAGAGCACCCTGCCCTTGTAGCCCAGCAGCCCAAACTGCTTGAGCCACCACTTGTAGGTGGTGCCGTCGCCGTACTTCTTGCCCGGCACCGCCGGCCCCCATGAGAAGAGCTCGGTGGTGCACTCGATGAGGATCATCCGAGGGTGATGCTCGGCGGCGTAGTGGAGCGCGCAGTTGGCCGTGGCCCGGTCGCGCTCCGACCGTGTTACCCGTTCCTCGAACTCGGGGTCGTCGAGCTCGAACAGCGCAAGGCCCTGCTCGTACGCCTTCTTGGTGTTGGCCTGCGAGTGGTTCACACAGGACACGCCCGCAAGCAGAAGATCAGCGGGGGGAAGGTCGCGGACGGAGTGGTAGTCGGAGGACTCCGGGTCCACCAGATCCGCGATCCAGTGCTCGGCAGTCGGGTTGTTGGCCTCGTGGACGTAGACCTTGTACTCATTGTGGTTCGCCGCGACGATCGTGGTGAACCCCGCGAGTTCGGCTCCCTTCGTGAGCCCTCCGAACCCGGAGAAGAGGTCGCACGCGATTAACTCGTCGTGGCGGAATCGGCGCTTGTGCACGGCCGGGCGATGGGATGCGGTGCGGCGCGGCTTCTGCTTGACGCGGCGGCTCATTCGGCCCCCTCATCGTCCGACTCCGGCGAGGAGCAGGGCTCGGTGAGCTGGACGAGCGCGACCAGCACGCCCTGGCCGTCGCCGATGCTGCGGCAGTAGTTCAACTGCTGGACGATCGCGTCCCGCTCGGTGGAGGTCTGTGGGTGATGGAACAGGTGGTGGCATGTCATGAGGGCCTCCGGTCAGATCGCGAGAGAGAGTTGAGGGGCGCCACGCAGGCCGGCCCGCCACGCTTCGGCGAAGGCGGGCAGCGTCTTGTCGTCGGCGAGGTCCGGGCCTGCCGTGAGCAGGTGCTGGGCGGTGGGATAGAACAGCTCGCGATGGCGCCACCACACCCGGCGGAACCGGCCATCGCTGCCAATGTCGAGGCGGCACCCGCGCAGATGCGCGGCGCGTTCGAGGCGCGCGACCGTTTCGGCGCGGCTGCCGACCGCAAGCCGCGCGAGACTCCGGCGGGTGGTGCCGCGCTTGGTGTGGTCTCCGCCTCTCGCGGCGTACGCGCGCCGCACGTCGTACACAGCCCACGGCATGTCGTTGAGCTGCTGCTCGAATAGAGCCAGAAGCGGACCGCTGCCCGGCGTGGAGGCGAGCAGGTGATACAACTGTTTGCCCGCGAGCAGTCCCTGGAGCGGGTTGACGGCAACGGCGAGGTATTCCATGACGAGCGCTTCGACTCCTTGGTGGGGGTTGCGCTGGAAGCGGCGGATCGACTCTGCCCGGCTGCCGAGGGAGAAGGAGAAGGGGCAGGCCACGCACGCTGACTTGGGCCACCAGACCTTGAAGTGGTCCCACAGGAACCACTCGCAGTCGTCCCGATCCCACCCCCAGGTGACGAGCGGATAGATGGGGATGCGGTTCGGAAGCCCGAGCGGCCCGTCACGCAGCACGCGTTCCAGTTCGTTGGCCTCGTAGCCGAGAACGTGGATGTACGGCTCGTCACCAATGGTCTGCGTCATCCACTGGTCGATGGCCCAGCCTTTGAACTTGATCGAATGCGTTCGTCGGCCGCCGGACTGTGGCACGGTCGCGTTGCTGGTCATCTCGCCGGGCAGAGTGTAGGTACCGCCGGTGGTGAGGCACAGGATCGGCTCGCGGGTGTCGTCTAGGACCACGATGCCGTCGCGCTCGTACGGGCCGGCGCGGGCGACCTGCACCATGCGGACTCGGTGTTTGGCCAGGAGGGGGTAGATGTGCTGCTCGACCAGCATGGCCGTCTCGACCCATTCCTGGCCGGGCTGTGCGGTGATGACGATGAGGTTCGACAGGTCCGGCAGTAGTTCCCGAGGGCGTGAGGCTGGCCGTTCGAGCCATTCCACGAGGAGCGCGGTCGAGTCCGCGCCCATGCCGTAGGAGACGACGACGTACATCAGCTCGGCGCTCCGGGGATCGGCAGGCCGTACACCAGGACGCGGCCCAGATCGGCTTGGTCGGGGTCACCCCATGCGACGAGTCGGATCTTCGCGTTGACGAGGGCGAGCGAGATGCCGCGCGGCCCCTTCCTGGCCGACATCTCCAGGCTGTACTCGTCCATCGGGAACCGCACCGAGTACCACGGCGTCGCGGCCCGGCCGGAGCGGACGATGGCGTCGGTGTCGGGCTCGTACGGCTGGCCGCACCAGCACCCCGCCGCCATCGTGCACTGGCGCCGCTGCGGCCGGGTCCGGTCGCGGTGGCGGTGCAGCCGGCCCGACAGCATGGGGCAGGCTCTGATTGAGTAGGCGGCGCACTCGGGGTGCTGAGCGGGTTCGGGGGTGTATCCGGCGCCGAAGTCCTGCGGCCGGGCCATGAGGACCGCGGCGTCGGCGAGTTCCTGGGCGCAGAGCTGGCAGAGACGGCCGGTGAGGCATTCGGCGACGCGGTTGTGGTCGATCTGCCCGAACTCGGGGGTGCCGTCGGCGTGCCGGAGGGCGATGTACGGGATGACCATCCCGTTGTGCGTGGGCGCGTTGGCCAGATGGATGGGGATCGCAGCGTTGGCCACTGCTCTCCTGCCTTTCGTGACGTAGCTGGAATGGCCCCGCTCGCTGGTGGGCGGGGTCGTACGATCGGATGCGTGGATGACGTGCAGGTGTGGACGGTCGCCTGGTGGGGGGACGGCTGGGGTGTGTGGCCGGGCGAGATGCCGGACCGTGACGAGCCGCCCGCGTACGCCACGTGCAACATCAGCCGTGGCGCGGCCGAGGCGGCTTCGCACTGGGCGGTCGGCGTCGTGCCGCCGCATCCCCGTCTGCGGGTGCGGTGCCCGTACGGTGGCGACCCGGACGGCGAGGCGCGTTTCCGCGCCCGCGCCGCTCGTCGCCGCTGGTGGCGGCCCTGCTAGCTGTCCTCGTACGAGGCGATGTCGCGCGGCTTGTCGCAGTTAATCCGTGCGGACTCCTCGACCGACGCCCGGTACTCCTTGCCGGTGTCGAACGTGCCCGCGACGCCGACCTTGGCCCGGTAGCGGCCGGACAGGCACGGGTGGTGGGTCAGCACGTACCGGTGGTCCGGGGCGACGTTCGGGAATTTCTCGCTATCGATGGCCAGCCAGGGGGCGCCGAACGTCTCCCGGTACTCCAGGGTGATGGAGAGCAACTGGGTGGCGATGCCGGAGGGGTTGGTGCACGCCTCGTTGACCAGGACGCGGACGCGAGGCTCGGCCGAGCCGATGCGGACGGCCTCGACGTGGACCGCGCGGTTGCAGCCCAGCGCGCCGGGCTTGTACGGGTCGGTGGTGGTGCCCTTGGCGCCGCATCCTGCGGGATCGGCGGCGAGGAGGATTGTCGCCACGGCGATTGCTGCGGTCTTCACGGGGTTGCTCCCTCTGCTGATTCCAGGATGGCCCCGCCGCGGTGGCGGGGCCGTACGATCGGTGTGCGCGAGCCCGATATCGGCGGGCTCGCGCGCTACAGCTCGTTCGGGTGGGCGGCCTGGTGGCGGTGCTCGGCCGCGCGCCGCTCAGCGTCAGCCCGGTGCTCGGCCACCTGCTGCTCGCGCTCGGCGAGCCGCCTCACCTCCTGCTCCGCCTCACGCGCCCGCCGCGCCGCACGCTGCCGGAACCCGGCCTCCTCGATCGCGTCGTACTCGACCAGGCCCCGGTAGTGCGGCAGGAGCTGCCGGATGATCTGGCTCATCCGCTCCGCCGTCTTCTCGGGCACGGTGCCGCCTCCCGCGCGGTACGGGGAGAACCACCTCCACTGCTCTCTGGACGGGTACACGATCGACGTCCCGGCGAACGTGATGGCGTTAATGGTGGGAGCGTGCGGCCCGGCCTGGTGACGGCGGCTGTCCCAATGCCGCTCGGCGGCGGGCACGTCATCGCCGTACTGGACGACGACCCCGTCGTCGCCGCCCTGATCGCGACGCAGCGAGTACGGGCCGATCCAGATGGCCCCGAGGTTGGCGATGGCGAAGCGGGCACCAGGGCGGTCGAGATCGACCGTGACCAGGTAGCGGTAGGTGCGCTTCTTCGTGCCCATGGTGAGCTTGAGGGTGTCCCAGGTGATGCCGAGGCTCTCATGGGGGTCGCCGTAGTCATCCTGTAACGGGTCCGGTCCAAGCGTGGCCAGCACTGAGGGGTCGAACCCGCCAGTGTTCTTGAGGGATTTGGCCAGCGCTTCCGCGACGTCCTCCCGTGTCGGCGGCGGCCCGGCCTGCGGCTGCCGTACAGGGCACGACTCGGGGCACGGTTCACCCTCGGGACCGTCGCAGAACACGCATGGTCCCCCTTTGGGAGCGGTTGCCTGCGCGGGGTAGATGTCCTCGATAGGCCAGATCTTGTAGGAGTCTTCGACCTCCTCGGTCTTGCCGGTCTCCTTGTTCGGGACCTCCTTGGTGAACGTCCGCTCCACCTTCGGGGCGACGACCCAGATCGCGGTACCGGGGTCGATGACCTCGCGGCCGAAGCCGTAGCCTCCCCAGAAGCGGCGCGGCTGGACGTGGGCGACTTGTGGATTCTGGCCATAGATACGCAGGCAGTTGCGGATGGAGTAGAAGCCGCCCATCCACCCACAGAAGCGGCGGAATCCGTCGATCGCGTCTGGGTGGTCGCGCAGCAGGGCGGCGATCTGCAGCTCGGCCTCGTACGCGCGGGCGCGGCCGGCGTCCTTGCGGGCTTTCCAGGCGGCTTGTTCCTCGTCGGTCATCTCGGTTCGCCACATGGCGGTCCTCCTGCTCGTGGTGGTGGTGGGGTGGCTGGCCCGCGCCGTGCGGGCCAGCCGGGATGGAGGTCAGTCAGGGAGGCGGCCCAGCCACGCCCGCAGGTCGTCGAGGGTGTTGCCACCTCGGAACAGCGGGTGCAGGTCGGAGTCGTCCTCGTCCTGGTCCTCGTCGTGCCGGGTGGGTTCGAGGCCGAGCAGCCGCATCGCACGGTCCTTCGCCTGAACCGCGCGATGCCCCTCGATGACGGTGACCTCGCTCTCGGGGTCGGTCTCGTCGGCCAGGACGTATTCGAGCCACCAGTACGTCGTGTGGTTGGGAAGGAGTTCACCGGCGAGGAACAGGCCCTCCTGGGTGCGAGTGGTCAGCCACTTGCCGCCGGTCAGCTCGATGGCGTAGCCCGCCACGCACAGGGCCGTGCCGCAGCGCCCTTCGTGGGTGAGGAACTCGCGCCAGAAGCACTGCTGCCAGGCGGTGAAGGACTCGTCGGAGGGGGCCTCGGACGGGCGCTCCAGGGCGGCGGTGTCGTTCTGGATCCGCGCGATGATGGCGGCCAGGAGAGGCCGGTTGCGCAGGCGGGCAGTTTCCAGCATCACGATCAGCTCCCTTCGTTGGCGTGAGCGCCAACAAGCATGGGGCGGGGACCGAAGCGGCGTGTGATGAGTTCCTCCAGCTTCGGCCTGGTGTTCGAGCCGTCGTAGAGGATGTGCTCGGCGGAGGACAGGCCCAGGAGGCGATCTGCCCTCGCGGACACGTGGATGACGCGCTTGCCGTGCGTCTCCTCGATGGCGTGCTCCGGGTCGGCGGGCTCGGCGATCAGGTACTGCCACGGGTCGTGGTCCGTGTCCAGCGCGGTGGGGTCGATGGGCGTGCCGTCGATGAGCATGGCGTCCGGGGTGATGGTGATCAGCCACACGCCGCCGTTGTCGATGGCGAGGTGGCCCGCGTAGCAGCAGCCGGTGCCGCACTCGGTGCGGTACGAGTGCTGATCCCATGCGAGTTCTGGTTGCCGGGTTTCGTCGGCGGCGGTGATGAGGTCGAAGGCCCGCCATGCCCGGACGGCTTCCACCGTGGGGCGGGCCGGAGTGGGGTGCTGGGTGTTGGTCATGATTTCCTCTTTCTGTTGGCGGTAGCGCCAACCTTGGTTGTGGAGGGCTGCCACGCCGTGGCGGCGGCCTCCAGGGCGGCGTACAAGTCGTCGTCTTGGGCTTCGGTGAACGTGTCGGTCCATTCGGCCACTCGCATGTACGCCAGGCGCGGGATACTGCGGTTCTTCTCCCGTTCCTCCCGGCAGCGAGGCAACCGGTGGAAGGAAACCAGCCAGGCAGCCGTGTGCCGGACGAGCGGCACGCGGACGGTGGGCCTGCCGCTCACGAACACGTCCCCGGCGATCGCGCTGATCGCGCCCATCGGGCAGAAACCGTAGCTGGTGGTGAGGCGGCCGATGACGAAGTCGCCGCGCACCCGCCACGTGGTGCGCATCAGCTCGATGGCGTCGCGGATCAGGTCGGCCGGGGTCAGCTCCGGCGCGTCGGTGAGCAGGTCCGTCATGCCGCTTCCTCGGACGGCCATTGGCCGGGGTCGAGGACCACGGCCATCGTCGGCCAGCCCTGCGCGATGAACTCGGCTTCGGCCAGCGCCACCGTCCAGGTGGCGACGTACCAGCCGCCGTCCTCGCCAGTAGCCGCGACGGCGAACCTGGGCCATGCCGGATCTCCCTGGTGAGAGACCCCGACAGGGGCGGCCGGGCGGTAGCGGCGCTCCCCAGACGGCAGAACCACATGGCACAGCCGGTGCGACATGCACGCCTCACACCAGGTGAACTCCTCGGTGGGGCCGAACCGCATGGCGAAGTGCATGTCCTCGCCGGTCCCGGTCCACTGGCCGCGCTGATCGGCGGGCACCTGCGCGAGCACCTGGCAGCCCTCGACGTGCACGACGGTGAGCGTGGCGCGCACCGGCTCGGTCCGCCAGGGCCGGGTCTCGGTGGTGATCGTGGTCGGGTAGGTGAGGACGGCGCCCGGCCGCCGGTACGGCTCGCTGTTGAGCACCTCGGACGGGAGGTGCTCTGTGGTGCGGTAGCCGCCCGTGGGCAGCTCGGGCAGCACAGGAATCACGGTCATCGGTTTAGACCTCCTCGGAGACGACGGGCGTAGGGATCTGGTGCAGGACCCGGACGACGGTCAGCCGCCGGTCTCCGTACTCGGCGTGGTACTCGCACAGCGGCTTCCGCTTCAGGGGCGCGCTGGCGTCGCGGGTGTACTCGCGGACCAGGCACATGCGGGTGCCGAGGTCCTCGCACTGCCAGCCCGCGCACTCACCCGCCGCGGCCGGGGCCGGCGAGAGGTGGACGGCGCTGGCCGGGCGGGGGTCGCCGTCCACGCCGTCGTCGTACACGACCTGGAGCCGGAACCGCCACGGGCCGGCCGCCGGAGGCCGGTCCTCCAGCCGGAAGCCGACGACGGTCCCGACCCTGCCACCTACGGTGACGCGCTCACCGATCGTGTGCAGGGTCATCTCCTCGCGGCTGCACTTCATCCACCGATCGACGTCGTCCACGGGGATGGTGTCGTAGTCGGCGCGGCCGGGTGGCAGCAGGCTGGCGGTGTCCGGGATGTCGCCGCTGTAGAGGATGAGGATCGACCACGCGTCGCGGGTGAGCGTGGCCGCGGGCGGGGTGCCGCCGCTGGTGAGAGTCCACCCGGTCAGCAGCGCTTTCGTGGTGAGCAGGTCCTGGTGCTTGTTCATGGCTTCCTCTTCGTGGTGGTGGTGGAGGCAGGGGTGACGGTGGCGCTTCACACCCGCCGGGCGCGGTTACGTGGTCGGGGTGAGGCTGGAGCGGCGGACGCACAGCAGCACCTCGCCGTCCGCGCGCTCCAGCTCGTAGCGGGGCCACAGGGGGCCGAACTGCTGGTCGAACAGGTCGCCCGCGCGGGCCTTGTCGCGTGGGGTCAGGGACCAGTACCACTGCTCCCACAGCTCGTCGAAGGCCTTGCCGCAGCGTTCGCAGTGCTCCCACTGGCCGCACGGCCCGACGACGGTCCAGATGCCGTACTGGTCGGGCAGCGACCCGTAGTAGACGACGCGCGTCCCCGGTTCGAGCGGCTCAAGCGTGCTCATCGGCCACCGCCGCTGTGCGCCCCAGGATGGCCGCGAGCTCCGTCTCGCCGTACCCGTCGAGCAGGTAGGCCAGCTGGGCTGCGAGGCCGTTGTTGTTGATGCCGCTGGCTTCCTTGTCGGCCTCGTTATGCAGGCGCTCGTAGGCGTCGTCCCAGGTGGGGTCGTCCCAGTCGCCACCGTTGACACGGTCGGCGGCGACCTCGTTCGTGGCGTCGTAGACCAGCAGGTCCAGGGCCAGCTCATCCAGGCCCAGCTCTTGCGCTCGTTCCAGCAGGCGAGCCACGGCTTCGGCGCTCGCGTCGTCGCCCGGGTCGAGCGGCTCCAGCCCGGTCAC